GCAGATTTTGATTTGACTTCTGCGGCTGCTTTGGCTTCTGCTGCTGCTTTGGCTTCTGAGGCTGCTTTGGCTTCTAATGCTACTACGGCTGCGGCGCTGGCTTCTGCTGCGGCTGCGGCTGCGGCTTCAGCAGCAACTTTTGCTTCGGTTTCGGCATCTGTATTTGTGGAATTATTAATTGCTGCATTCACTTGTCTTTGAGCAAGATTTCTTAAAAAAACGTTTCTGTTCATATATATATAATATAAAGTATATATATTATATAAAAATTAAACAAATTATTCTATATATTTAATATATTTTTTTCCACTTTTTGTTAATTTTAATTCATCTGCTAAAGATGAATCAATTTCTCCTTCAATATTTAAGATATACTTGGGATATTTTTTATTACGAATACCATCAAATATTCCATTATCTTCTTTTTTTACTGATACTTTAAAATCTTTTAATTTATTTTTAACATATTCAACTCTATCTTTAAGATTAAATGGAAATTCATATTCTGAATGATTTTTAGGGATGATTAAATATGTAATATTATCTACATTATATTTTTCTAAGAATAATAATCTGTCTTTTATTTGAATACATATATCAGATCTTGTTCCAGATGGATTAAAATTAATCGCATTTACTTTCTTAGCTATCTTTAATAATTCTTCTTTTTCAAAAGCATTATCACAAACAGCTCCTTTAAAACTTGTAATTCCAATACCACGCTTTTTATCTGACACTTGTATTTTAGCACGTATCTTAAATATATCTGTTTTATTTCTATTCTTATCTAATTTCATATCCAAGATTCCAACATAATCATTTTCATTTTTCTTCTCATAATAATTTTTTACATCCCCAGAATCAAAATCATATGATTGATCTGTTGTTGATAAAGAAGATTCTGAACTTAATAACATTGATTCAGATTTAATTTCTTCCTTATATTCTTTGTATCTTGGATGCTTTTTAATAAAGTTATAAATAGATGGATTATTAACAAGTACTTTATTAAATTTATCTCTATAGTTCATTGGGAGATCTTCATTTTCATTAAATGGTTGAAAGATATAATACCCTTCTCTATAAATTAAATAGCCTTGATTATTAAATTTATCTATAATCGGATCATTAAAATTATTAAAATCATTTTCAGTAATTGGTAATAATGAATCCAATGCTTTATACACAAAAAAATTATCAAATAATTCTTGTTGTTCTCCTACAAACTTATTTTTTACTCTATCTAATATATTTTCTAACGTATATTCTATCTTAAATTTAAATATTTCTTTAATCTTATTTTTAGCATCAGTGATTTCCTTTTTAGCTGTTTCAATTGTAAATGTTGTATAATCTAATTCATCTTTTGATATCTTTCTAAATAATTTTCTATCTTTGTCATAATATTTTAAGTATAATTGATGATCAAAACATTTAAAATCACATTCCTCAAAATCACATAATACAGTACATAATTTTTGTTCTCCCTTGTGTAATGGATTTCTACATCCTCTTGATGCTTCAACTTCTTCAGGAAATACATTTGCGTGATAATTAATTGGACAATCTATTGCTGTTTCTTTAATACATCTTTCAACTTTCTTTACTAAAAGATATTTTAATTCTGCCTTCTTATATAAATCTTCCTCACTTGATAATTTATAAGGTTTTTGATCTTTTCCTAAACTAACTACATATTTATATATCTTCACTTCTGGATATGGATCCTCTTCTGTCATCACTTTGTAATGCTTACATAATCTAATTGTTCTACCAATTACTTGTTGAACTCTCGCAAAGTTATAATATACATCTAAAATATGAACAGCTCTTGTATTTTCTAATGTAATACCTTCATTCATTACTCTTGAACCTAAAATTAATTTTACATATTTACCTTCTTTATTTTGTAAGCCATTAAATATATTTAATTTACGTTTCTTTTCTTCAGGTTGAACTGTTTCTTCACCTTCTACTTCACCAGTAAATGCTAAAAATGTTGCGGGATGAAATTTCTCGCCAGGATATTTCTTTTTAAAATCAGCATAAAATAATCCAGTTTTATATTCTCTAACTGAATCAGTAATTGGGTATAAATTGTCATCGCGAAATTCTAAATATCCATTTGCTTTTAATACTTCTTGAAATAAATCAATACCAACTTTAACTAAATTTGAATACACAAAACAAGTTTTTGATCCCTCTTTTCCTTCTACCATATTATTAATATTTATTAATGCTTCGTAAAATTTTGTAGAAAAAATCTTTAATTTTGATTCATGTAATATTAACCCAGATATATTTGTTCCAGCAGAATTTTCTCTCAATATCTCATTTATATTTGTTATCTTATTATCAAAAAATTTCTCATTTAATTTCTTTAAATATAATTCACGATTTGTCTTTAATTGAGATAATGCTATATTAATTCCATCTTTTGAATAGGCTCCAATTATATCTTGTTTCGCATCATCTAATACTGGAAATACAAAATTAGCACTCGCAGTTGATTCTTTATCTAAAGCATCTTTAGCATACTCTTCTAATGTTTTTTCATATACTTTTTGTTGAAATTCACTCATATAACATCTAACTAATTTAGAAAATAATAATTCAGGAATTTGTTCTCCCATTTCAACTCCTTTCGCAAATACTAAAGAATCATTACCTCTAAAGTAACTGATATATCCATTTAACATTTTCTTTAAATAATCAACTCCGCCCTCCTTAAAGTCCATCAAATGATTCTTATTTGAATTGAATATTTTATCTCTATCAATTTGATGTTTAGATGGTCTCAAATAATTAACTAATTCTACAATTTCATCTGCGAAATTCTTCATTGGTGTAGCTGTTAAAAGAATAACTTTTAAATTTCTTGAATTTTCGATTATTTTTTTTAATGCTTTACCTTGATCGTTGCCAACCATATTATGTGCTTCATCAACAATTAATATAGCATTATCTAAATTTTCTAATTTATCTATTGATATATCTCTTTCTATTTCTCCCTCAATTCCTTTTCTATATGTTTTAATTACTTTTCCTTCTGTTGTTATCTCTTTATCACTAATCTTTTCACCAAGAACACGACGATAGAAATTTCTATAGGATAAAATACGATAATATTGTAAGGCATTCATTAAAGCTTCATATTGAATTTGCTGTTTTAATTCATTATTTATAAATCCAGATTGTAGCATTGATGAATTTACATATGTATCATTAGTACATGTAATTAATTCATTCTTCCATTGTTCTTTAATCATAGGACCAGATACTAAAATATGAATTTTAGTTCCATATCTTCTTACTTGTTCCTTAAAATTTTCAGCTATAGCTATCGCAGCGCATGTTTTTCCAGTTCCAGTTCCGTGAAAAACTAACATACCTGTGTAAGGGGTAGAAGGATTTAGATAGTTTGATACAAATACTTGTTGAGATTTTAATGTAAAACGACCACCACATACATCATCTCTATATTTTTTTAAATCAGCATAATCTTTAATTTCATTACGAGGTTGGACTTTATTAATATAAAATTCACGTTTATTATAAATCTTTGATTGAAGACTATCATCTGTTGTATCAGGATATTTGTATTGCTTCTTCATCAAAGATAAAAGTTCATCTTCATTATCACTCATATATTTAATAAAGATAAAATTAAACTTTAAATAAAAAAAATATTTAGTTATTGTTTATATATAGTTTTTTAAATATTTATAAACAATATGGATATCAAAACTTTTTCTCACGAAGAAAAAAAAGATTTAGTCCGAAAAATAGAAAAACTTACATTAAAATCTCAGTATAAACAAATTTTTAAAATTCTTAAATCAGCAAATATTAAAGTTACACAAAATAATAATGGTGTATTTTTTAATTTAAATGAAATCAATAATGAAACTCTTCTAAAAATTAATGAATATTTAGATTCAATTCTTAATAAACAAAATTCTTCTATAGATATTAAATATTATAATGATGTTATTATGAATAATACCACTACTGAAGGAGACTTAATGAACAAAGATTATATTGATTATAATAATGATTCAACTACTAATGATTAAAAATTTTGATTCTATATCTATTATGAATATATTATTATCTAATAAGATCTTTTTATTAAATTTTATTTTTTCTTCTAAAAAGGATACCTTTAATATACTATTTTTATAATAGCCATTATATTCTTTCTTTTCGATTAAATCTGATAGATCAATATTATGTTCAGATAAAGATATTGTATCCGTATATAATAAGGAACAATTACATTCATTATGACATATATGATGATCTTGATTTATCTTATTTGGAGTTGATATTGAAATTAATTTATCATTCTGGACATTATTGACAGGTTGATATATATGTTGTATTTCATTAATTATTAATTTATTTTTATTCTTATTAGAATCGTATATATACAATAAATTTTTATCTCTTATTATATTATTCGTTATACAAGCATATATTTTTGTGCCATTTAAGATTGTTCCTTTATATAAGGTTTGAAATATACTAAATATATTTTTATCGTTTATTTTTTGTATTGATTCTTTTTTTAATTTAATCATATCATGAATATTATTTTTTATGTTATTATGTGTTGTGTAAGGTATATCTAATTCTTTGAATAGATTTAAGTAACGTATAGGTAAATCGTATGAAAGATTTATTATATGGGGTTTATAATTAAGTATATTTCTTATTATATTATATTGATTAATAGAATTAATATAAATTAAATGTTCTGATTCTTTTTTAATATCATAACTTGTTGTATCATCTAATGTTAAAATATTATTATTTTTGTCAATTCCTATTATAGTAATTTCATTTAAATCAGATTCTGTTTCTGTTATATTTAATATACGATATTCACTATTTGTAATAATATCATTGATTATTATTTCCCAATAAAATTCAAATTCTTTAATTATCTTATTATTTGATACTATTGTCGCTTTAACATCTATACACATATTTTCTAAATTTTTTAATGTTTCATTATAATCATCTTCATTTAAATTAAATATTGTTCCATTATCTTCAACTCCAATCATATATATACATCTTCCATTACCTTCTATTAAACGATATCTTAGTTGAGAAACTAATGAGTTGTGTTTAAATGGAGTTGTTAGTTTAATGTGTCTTTTATATTCTACGAAACCATAATATGATTCTTTATCCATTCAATTTTGATTGTTAATAATAGTTATAATTTTAGGTTTATATAAATAAATTTTAGCAATTAACAATTTTATTAATAATTTTTTCTACCTTAGTTCTACTGTATGAATATTTGTTTATTAATAAATCTTTAATTTTCTTTTGATCTGGATTTGTTAGTTTAATTTGATTTGTATTATAAATATTTGCTGGACCATTTAAGAAATAATCTCTTGCTAAATTACATTTACTTAAATAATCATCTGATATTTTGTATTTGCCAGTTTTTACATCATTTGATGTATTTAAAAAATTTTCAATTGTTCGATATTCATCAATGATTTCTTTTGCTTTTTTCTTTCCTATTCCATCTATGTGATCTACATAATCACATCCTAATAGAATACATAGATCTATAAATTCTTGATATGTATATTTTAAGTCTAATAAGATTTTTTCTAAATCGTATTCAATAATTTCATTTTTCTTTGATGATGATATATTTCTTAGTAATTTCTTTGCCCCAAATGTTAAAATATCCATGTCTTCTGATCCTACACCATATGCTAAATTTCCTTTTGTTAAATTAGCACATTGTGAATCTGATTCTTCTGGAGATTCCACAACTGGGATTCCCATTGCTCTTAGAATTTCTTTACATTGTTCCATTTGTTTCCAGGTTATAACTGTTGATTTTTTAAATAGTTTTGTTTTCTTATCTTCATCAGATGTTTCGTCCATTTGCTTTTTTGCGATTTCACGATTTTCTTTTCTCTTATCCAATACATTATTTTTTAAATTTGGTGGTTTCCCATCAAATACAAATATAGGCGTTATTCCATTGTCTAAATATAATTGTGTTTTACTTACGACAGCATGTATATGACTAGTTATTTCTCCATCTAAGTTTCGTAAATCATCGCTCGTATTTCTGATTGCGATAACATAAGCATAAATAAGTAAGCTCGCATCTACCGCAATCTTCTTTCCTGTTAAATGATGAAATTGTAATGTAGTAATACTATTCGGGGCATATGTTTGAATAATATAGCTTAAATCTTTAATTCCCATAAATAGTTATAATAATAAAATAAGGTAAATGGGAAAGTATTTTATAAATCAATTTTTTTAGAACATAACTTTTAAGTTATGCTATAAAAAAATTGAAATATGTTTATATATTAGAATCCTATATCATATGCATACTGTCTAGCATACAGTCCGCTTGAAATGCTCCTGATCGAATGCTTGATGCGCCTCGGCGTGTTTTTTGTGTACACGGGCGCTTTGTGGAATATGTCGTCTTTCATGACGGCATGTCTCACTGACAATGTGGAGAACATGAAGAAGTTTGGCAAGTCACCCGTTTCGCTCCAGTTCACGACAAAGGACGGAATCACGCCGCTCCATGCCGTCGTCATTGGATGGAAGCCAGTTGTTGGCGGCCCGTACAACGGCCACCGCGCAGCCTTTAAGGAACTGATTACCATGATGGAGGCCTTTTGTAAGATTAACTCGCAAAGTACCATGCGGAGCCAGATGTCTACCTTACGAAGGATGTTGGACAAGAAAGCTGGACCGGATCAGGTGAGTGCCATTTCGCTTGCTATTCTGGCAGGGCACTTTTCGCTTGTATTTTTGCTTCAGGAAAAAGGAGCAATGACCGACCAACCGGAAATGAAACTCTTCATGCGCGCATCAATCACCACACTGGACGAGCACTATGGAGTGCTGGAGGTGATTGACCCAAACTTTCGTGGAAACCGGGGACGCGTTGTGCCTGGTATGAAAATTGCGATAAAAGAGTCGAATCACGGTCAAGAATTTACCGTGATCAAGACGATTGATTCTTCTTCCGCAAATCAGAAGTTTTTGGTTCACATCAAGAACTCTACTGGGGAGCCCATTCAAGTGGAAAACGTAGAGATGGTTGGCACTGTCTCTCCCGCTAACCGCCTGGAGCTCATCCCACTTGCCTTTGAACACGCGATGATGAAAAAGGAGAACTGCGACTTCCTTTGGGGTCGTGTCTCTCCCACCATCCTTTACACCGTGATGCGTGCTCTCCCCAGAGACAAAAATGTAGCGGAGACTGGATCGCGGGTGATCATGAAGATGATTCAGGCTGCGATTGAAGAGAGCAAGACATCCAACGACGAGGTGTTTACAGCATCAAACGTCGAGCAATACATCCGCACGCTTGCTAATGCTGTTCACTTGCATCCCTATAATTCTTTGACTGCACAGTACGCCTTTGAAGCAATCGTGGCACTCTCACAGTATGAGCACTCAAAAGAAGTTGCTCTGAAGACCGCGCGGGCGAAGGGTGTCATTAACGTGGCATTTGACGCAATGCGCCTACATTACAAAGGTGTAGAACTGTCAAAGAACACAGCCATGATTGTGCACACGCTACTGGAAACGTGCTCGACTTCCTCGCACGACCAGATTGACACCATAGAACACGAAGCACTGAAAACCGGTGCCATCAACTTTCTGTTTGATAATCTTTTGTGGAACACGAAGAATGACACGGCAAACGTGCCACTCATCATGTCCATCTTGCGGCTTACGGACACGGTGGTCTTGTTCAACCTGACGGATTATGCGTATAATAAGTCGGAGAAGTCCATGCACACCTTGTTCTCCATGCTATCATACCGCACCGAGTTGGTGTTCTTTATCATCAGCGTGATGTCCAACATCGTAAAGATGTCCAAGGACATGTTCAAAAAAGTTCTGAGCGAGAACCGGTTGGGGGAAATTGAACTTCTCGTGCGAATCCTGGGCACCTCAACTGACCAAGAAGTGTGCAAAATGATCATGGTCTTACTATCCACGATCATAACGCCAAAGATCGCCAAAAAGGCAATCGTATCTGGCTTGTTCCCCGCACTTGAGCGCTCGATGATCACCTACAACCTCTACGAAGACGTCAAGATCCTTGTCCTAAACCTCGCAAAGTTGTGCCGCGAAAGCCGCGAGATTGTCATCAGCTCAGGGATCACTGAAGTGCTGACAGCTAACGGCATTGAGATGATCCTTCCGCCAGTAGATGAAAGGCCTGTCGCTTTTGCTGACGCTGTCGCTCAGGTGGTGGATAACACGCCATACATCTTCGTCGCAGGTGGTGCGCCACCACCTTTACGCTTGGGAAAGCCTCCGAGCTCAGGAGACTTCGTCCAGGATGAGCTTGAAAAGTCTCGTAAGAAGGCTTCAACCTTCCAGCAGTTCTATCTGGCTGAGGAATTGAGCGAGCTACCTTCGATGTTGAAGAACTTGGAGGAGACAGTGATCCCTGAATTGCTGACAAAGATGTCGCGCATTGAGCACCAGTTGAAGAACCACATGACGAAGAAGGCGCGGAAATCAACGATGAATGCGCTAAAATTGTTCATGAAGCAGCTGAAGGAGGCGCAAGACACGGTTCTCTTCTACGAAGCAGAAATGAAGCGCATCCCGAATCTCCTGGCATCCATAGAAAAGGAGAACAATTTTGAGGCAGAAACGCCCATGACTCCTTCAATTCTGGATTTGGGCTACGAGAACTACGAGAAGGTGACCGCCCCTACTTCCGTGCGTCCCACACGCTCCCTTTACTGGCCAGAGGAGGTGGTCGCCGATGTACGGACATTTAAGTCGTGAAAGCAGCGACTAGCGATGAGTGGCAAGAGAAAGAAAATGGGAAAAAATCAAATAAAAAATTAATTTATTAATTCTTTTATTTAGCCGTTTCCTTCGGCTTCCTACCAATAAAAATTGATTATTTTATTCCATATTTAGATAAATATTAACAATAAACTAATCGTATGCGATGACATTATATCTTGGTTCTCATATTGGGTTTGAAGAATCATTATATAATGAATTCAAAGAAATGAGTCTTAAACTTGATGCGATGTCCTTTTATGACTCTGATGAAATTAAATCGATTGTAATAACCGGTAAATTAGATGAAAATTTTAATGATTTAATAATACATAATATTAATCATTATTTTAAATTTTATCTACCAAAATATATTTCAGCATTTGGTAATCTACAAAATGATTCAGACGATGAAGACAAGAATAAAGAATATACAGCGGAAGGAAATCTTTATATTGGTATTAATGATATGGGTGAAATAACTGGAATTCCATTTATTGGAGAATTAGATGAAAATATTATAAATGAATTAAAAGATTCAATTAAAGTATTTATTCATACTAATGAAATGGATGAATTATTTTCTAAAATAAAAGTAGATGTTATAAAATTAAAAATTAATGAAGATTATTTAGATGATCCAATTGCTGAAATAATTGAAGAATCTTTAGAAAAATATAAATTTGCTAAGAAATTATATTTAAATTTTGTGAAAGAACAAATAAAATGGATTGAATCAATGGATTATTATAATGTTAGAATGTCTCAGTATATTACAGATCCTATTTATAGAAAAAAAATAGCCAGTTTTATTAGAGAAAAAACTACTAATCCTCAATATTTATTAATTGCTGATCAATTAGAAACTAATCACAAATTTAAAATATTAACTGGTTATGAAATCGGCGAACAAAAGAGCGACATGAATAATGTGTATCACTGGATCACCGAATATAAAGATATTTCTATTGATATGATAAAATTAAATAAACCAAAGCGACCGTGTATGAATAATCGTATTGATGAAGTATATCAAAATCAATTACAGTTTCTAACGAACTTGAGGCTGAGATTTATTAGAGCTAATTCTGATATAAATTATTATTGTTTAAAAATATCACTACCAACTAATCATAAACATAATATAAGTTATAGTTCTCTAAAAGCTGGAGCTACTTTATATTCTAAAGTTAGAATGTTAGTTGATGGAAGTCCATGTTGTTTGTAAAAATATTTCTTTATTAATCCCGTATAGCAGGTTTGCGATGAAATAAACTATGTGCTAATTGAGCTATACGACCACCCCCATCCCACTCTTCTACGCATGATATCCATTTTTCCGGGATTGTTGATGCTCCATAAATCGCTCCGGCTATTTGACCTGTTATAGCTGCTACTGTATCAGCGTCTCCACATGTATTTGCTGCTAAGAGCATAGCTTCCTTAGCGTCATTAGTAGCATAGACACAATGTAATGACATTGCCAGAGCATCCATAACGTAGCTGCCGACATATCCTGGGTGTTGTCTTATCCTTTCTGGTGCGAAAGAATGTGCTCCAACTGGAATACGTTTCCAACGCCAGTCACGATTTATGTCACCACTTGGTTCCGCTTCTGATCGTGCTAAATACTGAACAGTCATACAATTTGCGCACTCATAATTATCTAGAGAATTTAAAACCGCATTCTTACGTTCTTCGGGAGTGCCATTAGCATTTATAGCGCGAACTATAATTATTGCCATTAGAGCGGCGCATTCAGCTGCTTCAGTGCCTTGATGTGTAGTGTAGCTCTGATTTCGTGCTGTCTCTGCTGCTTCTATTTCGTCTGTATGATATAAAATTGGAACAGCAGCAAGACGCATAATAGTACCATTACCACTAGTATTTTTATCACCAGCAAGAGATACAGCATTACCATGACTTGGATTTTTAAAAGACGATAAACTGGCATTAATATTGCCACCTAAACCGATAGAGTGTTTATTAAAACGTGTATCATCTGCTAAGAAGGCATTATTATAACCATAATCCCACCATGCTACAAAACGCAACATGAGATCTAATTGGTCTAGTTTAAAATTAGTAGCTAATAAACTGTCAGCAAGACACAAACCCATAGAAGTATCATCAGTCCATTGACCAGGCTTTACATTAAAGTTATTTAGGGGTGTGCTTATGAATTCTCCAAGACCAGTTGTTATTGCTGGAAGCCCGCGAGGACGATGATCCATAAATTCAAGAGGTGCGCCTAATGAATCACCAATAGCCATACCTAACATACAACCTAATGCGCGATCTTCTGCGACAGAAAGTGTTTTAGCTGTGCGTGCTGTAGCAAAAGCAATAATTTCACTTGAACTGAGTGACAGGGACATTTTGTAGGCACATAAGGCACTTCCATCACGTGTATTAGGAAAATTAAATAGAAGGGGTAAGCCCGCCAAATGTAATCTACCGGCAGATACTGTTTTATTGTAAGCAAATAGCACTCTATCAGGTAGAAAACATAAATTAATAATTCTTTTAAGCTCATTTATTTGTTCTTTTGTTACTTTATCCATATTTACAATATTTAATAATTTATTAATATATTTTTTGGTGTTAGTTAATTTTATATCACTCATAAAATAAAATATATAAAATAAATATAAAATTCAAATTATTATTGTTTAAAAATTAAATTGCCAACTAATTATAAATCAAATATTAGTTTTAATACTCTAAAGGCCGGAGATGTATTTTATTCTAAAGTAAGAACTGTAATTGATGGATATCCTTGTTGTATATAGAATTAATTTATAAAATATATATATATATATATATATATATATGAGTTTTGAACAAAAGTATTTAAAATATAAACAAAAGTATTTAAATCTTAAAAATTTAATTGGAGGCGCTAAAATAGGCGATACTATTGTTAATAAAAATAATGAATTCGAAGTTTGGGGAATTATTACAGGTGACGAAGATACTGCTTATAGATTAGATAGTGGTAGAATCGTAAAGAAAGGAAATGAAGGTAAAACATGGATTATAAAACCTGTTGCTCATGGAGCTCATGGTGGGCCTGCTGCTCACGGCGGACCTGCTGCTCACGGCGGACCTGCTGCTCACGGCGGACCTGCTGCTCACGGTGGGCCTGCTGCTCACGGTGGACCTGCTGTTCATGGTGGACCTGCTGCTAAGTATTCAGATCACTTTAAAAATTTATATTGGACAGGAACAATAGAACCCGGTTTTAAATTACCAAATCCATATATGGCATCAGAAAACGATCTACCTTTAGGTGGTAGTTTTACAATAAATATTAAATTATATTTTATACCAAAAGCTGAACATGAAAGAAAATATTGGAATCCTGAAAAGAGTGAACCGATTGGAACCGCAAGAATGATATGTATAGCAACTCCTAAAGGATTACTACATCAGTTAACGGTTAATATGCCTAACGGTTCATTTCATTTTGGTGACAAATTAACTAAAAATACAGCAAAAATAATTATTAGCGATACTGATTTAAATGGAATCCCAATTAAACCACATCCAACATATATAAAATATGTGCCAAATATAGAAATGAACATGATCGGTGAAAATTTAAAAGTAAAAATAGATGCGAATTTTACAATAAGTGATAAATAATTAATTTATAATGAAATCATAATATAAATATATAATTTATATTATAATGAATACATTATTTAAAATATTTGAATTAGATTATAATATAATGTCTAATTTAATAAAAGATGATTTTATTAGTGGTAGTTCTTGCATATTTGCTTATTTAATAAGTATTGGAAAAAATCCAAAATGGGAACCTAATGATATTGATATCTATGTTAAAATATCTTCATTAAAAGAATATAAAAAATTAAATACAATTTATAATAATCAATTAAATATATTAAAATATTTTAATAAAGAAACTAATGATAAAATTGATAACAATGAAATAGAAGATAAATATATTAGAACAAATAATATATATAAAATTAATACATATACAAATGGAATAAAAAAAATACAAGTAATTTTTACATTTTATAATATTGAAGAAATTATAGAAAGTTTTGATTTATCAATTTGTGACATTTTATGGAATCCATTAATTAATTTTAAAGCAACAGATTGTATCTTTGAAAATATTTCTAATCTTGAAGCTTTAGTTAGAAATAAAAATATAATTTTTCCAGAAATATTTAATGAACGCATAAAAAAATATGAAGAACGAGGATTTAAAATAATTAGACATAATAAATATACTAAATATAACTTATTATATTATTAGTTATATCAATTTTAATATATAAAATAATTTTTATATTTATTATTTTAATGAATATTGTAAATATAAAACGTAAAATTAATGAATTATTAAAAGAAAATAATTTTGAAAAAATAAATGATTTAAAAAAATTAATAAATAGTCTAATTAATCCCATTATCTATACAACACCTTATAGTAAGTATACTATGCCATGGGATACTGAATCTAATTTACTTTATATAGCTCTTGTAATTGATCCAGCTTCTTATATTGGATCAATTATAACAAGAAGAGCTCAAGCAATAAAAAGACCAAATTGGAAAACAAAAGTTCTTACATCAATAAATCCATTTGAATCTTATAAAGATCCAAAAGGTTTATATACTCCACATATAAGTCTAATAAAAATTTATATTAGAGATGAATCAGAATTAAATACAAAAATAACAACAAAATTAGCTCAATTATATTCAATTATAGCAACATGTTTTGATTCTACTTTAAAAGATAAACAATTACATTCTGAATATGGAAAATATGATTTGTATGGAAATTTTATTTCTAGAATATACGATGATCCAGTATATTTAGAAAATATTCAAAATCAACAATATCTTTTTTTAGAAGCTATTATAACAAATCTTACTATAACAATTATGGGAGAAAAAAAAGAAAATTTGATAATAGAAAAATATAAACAATTTAAAACATCTCCTGCATCTACTTCAACTACAATTACTTATTATTCTAATAAAGAAAAAAAATTAGATATGGCAATTGAATCATTTTATACAGATCATAATTTTATACCTCATATATCATTATTTGGGAAAGACCCAAAAAAAGCAGATAAAGCTGATATAAATGCTGAAATAGAAACTTTTCAGAATGCGAGTGATCGACGTCCAATGGGTTGGATAAATTTATGGAATTCATCTAAACAAAATTTAGTTACGGATATACACACTAAAGAAAGTATGAATCTACATGGAAGTTTATCTTATATATTTGTATCTTATAATGGAATAAATAAATATATACCGATCTAAACAATATATCCTTCTCCATTAGCGATTGGTTCTTCAAATGGAGTTTCATAATCAGCATTGGTATAGGATAAATTCTTGGATGAATTACATTTTTCATTCTCATGTAATAAATAATGAACATTTAATGATTCCTTTCTTCCTAATCTTTGTGCTCTTCCAATAACTTGTGTTTCTAATTCTTTTGGCATTTCATGATATAATACTATATCAGTTGCCATTTGTAAATTTAATCCAGATCCATAGTGTTTAGCATTCATCATAACAACATTAATCTTTCCATTTGTAAAATCATTAATTACATTATTAATATGAGATACTGCTCCTAATATTGTTGAATATGTAATATCATGTTTAATAAATTCTTTTATTATATCATTGAATGTTTCATCGTAAGCACTAAACACAAGAAACTTTCCCTTTTTATTTCCTTTAATAAGTTCAATCAAATTAACAATCTTATCTTTTAATATACTTTTCTTTTCTTCTTTCATTGACTTACTTTTAAAATCATTATCTAAGATATTCATTTTATCTGTTGTTATTTGTGTCCGACAAAATGGACACATATTCTTAACATTAACAATACACTTTAAGCAAATAATATTATTACAACAGCTTACAATAACTGGTTTATTATCATTCTCATAACAAATTGGACAATTATCATTACTGAAATTATCTATTCTCTCTTTAATTGTCTTTAATCTATCTCTCAAATTTTTTATCTTCTCTTCACTCTTTTTTATCGCCTCTTCTTTTAGTTTTTCATCTTGATAGTGAACTGTTGATACATACTTTAATTTAGCTTCTTCATCTTTAATATCTATATTTGTTCTCTTTGTTAGGATGTTAAATATATTATCATTCGTATCAATATTACAATTTAACTTTTTTAATGCCTCCTGAATATTATTTCCATTAATCATATTAATAATATCTTTTGATATCAAATCTTTAACAATTAATAATTCTTTTGGTGTTAAACATCTAATTTCCTTATATATTATATCTGGTAATCTCATTGATTGATCTACAAAATCATCATTATTTTTAATTGTTAATAAATGATGATACTGAACAATACCACCAATTAATTCTTTAATATAATGTCTTCGAATACCCTGAAGACCTGTTGGTGTTGCTGTAACAAACCATGCGAAATTACAACACCAGTTAAAATCTGCTGGTAGTTTAATTTGTAAAACTTCATCTATAATAATACGACTATATTTTGTTGTTCTAAATTTATGGAAATAATCAGCAAACATATTTGCGCTACATATAATCACATCATAATATTGTAAACATTGATCTTCTTCAATTAATCCAGTCTCTAAGATATCATCTATATGATCATCAAATTCTAAATATTCAATATCTTTTCTTTTAGTAATTACATAATATTTTAAACTTGAATTTTTAAAAGCATCATTCCATTGAGTAGTTAGTGAATGAGGAACTAAGATTAAATTTGTTTTTAAACATTTCTTATTATCCTTAATTTGAACACTACTATACATTGTTGATGATAATATCTTATCACAATCATCAAGTTTTATTTTGTTATTTAATAATCCCACAATCATTAACGTCTTTCCACTTCCTACTTTATCAGCTAACACCGCATAAGATGTATTAATTCTTACACTTTTAATATCTTGATGTTCTAATCCAAGTGTTCTTAGGGTATAATTAGACAAGTAGAATTGTTCTTCATCATAATGATGAGTAATAGAACGTTCATCTTCTAATTTACGCATATGATAAATTGCTGTTTTTTGATGTTCTTTAAATGGCATTTTTATATTTGTTGGTTGATCTATCTTAGGAGAGAGAGCATTTAAATTATTCATTATTGTTCGTATAATATAAATATAATTATTTATATTTATATATTTATAAATCAATTTTTTGTAACTATCACTCTTCAATAAATCCTTCTTCAGAATCTATTCTATCTGTAATAGTCATTGGCTCAATTAAAGAATTTAAATTTTGTTCTGTTGTTTCAATATTCTTTTTATATTCAAATAATTTCTTCCACATATTTGAACCATCATCCATAGGAACCATTAATTTATAATCAGTTCCGTCTTTTTTAATTTCTAATCCATATTGTATTTTAATAATCTTCTTAATAAATGTCATTGCCTCCTTTTCATCAAACTCTAAAAATTTCTTATGTGATATCTTACAACCAAATTTATAACAGATATTATTATATTCCATATTAAATGTATCTTTAATATCTTCTATTTGTATTCCTATACTTTCAGATGATATTGTCTTTGATAAGTCATTTATGTCAAATCCTAATATCTCTATAAATTCTAAAGCATATTTATGACTTGTGTAAATGTTATTTGTAATTAGATCAGCATAAGCACTCTTTCTATATGTGTCGTTCTTAATATTCATTTTAATTAGTTTCAATTTATCTTCTGATTTTTGTGTATCGGTATTTAAGATTCTCTTCAAGTTTCTATAATGTTTCTTCTTCTGAGGATCATCATATAATTCAAAGATTTGTTTTGTCTTTTCTTTATCCAAGTTAATATTTTCAATATCATAACATTTCTTGAATTGATATCTTTTCATTTTCATTACTTCTTCATCTGTTCTTAATTCTTCTCGTTTTCTTTTAATATCAAAGTATTCATTCTCAGTAATATCAGGTGTATCGGTAATTCTTTCAAAGTAATCTTCCTTTTCTCTTTCTACTCTTTCCTTTTTCTTTTCTTTTAATAATTGCGCATATTCTACTGTATCTTCTAATTTATGATAATGTAGTTGATATCCCTTACTCTTTAAATATCCAAATACACTCCAGCAAAAGTTATTCTTATTCTCTATAGTCTCCATACTGTTTCTCACAAATAACTCATATTCTGGTTCATCTTTATAAGGATAATATATAACTCTCTCATTACGATGGGATGTTGCTGAAGTTGTTTCTGGTTTAGTTTCCTTTAATTGATCACCATATGGTAATACATCTTTTGATATATTTCCATCGATGAATTTTAAATAATCATCTATTTTACGTATCTTGTGTGGAATAATATTTGTGTGAATATCATAATGTGTTAAATAATGGTCATTACAAATTAATTCTTCCGCTTGTTCATATGTAATGCGATTATCTTCCTTATACTCTTCATACTTGTCAAATGTTAAATATAATAGTTTACTTTTAGGATGTCTTACACGATGAATCATTTGACAAAACTCTTGAGATCCTAATGATCCTTCACATCCATAAGCATAGAGAGCATCAAAGTGATTTGTCTTGTCAAAGGAAATACCCATACATACAGATGGTGTATAGATAACAATATCATATCTTGACCATTGTTCATCTACATGACTTACAATATTAATCTTTTCTTTATCATCTACTTCTCTATTCAAGAATAAAACTTTCTTTAATGGAAACTTTTCCATAATAGTATCTTTTAAATCTTTGCCTTTAGCATTAGAAGCCATCGCAATAACGCATTTACGATTCTTTTCAATGTCATTCATAATTTGATTCAACCAATCATTGAATCTCATATAGTTTACACGATAATCTTCATATAATCTAAATTCATTTACAATTAAAGACATCTCATTATCAGCTAAGTTCATCACTCTCTGATAATAATTTACACACCGATCACTTAAGTCAGCATCTAAAATATATACATTGTCAGCAGAATTTAAATATGATTCATACATACTGATAATCATTGATGCTTTATTATTTTTCGTAAAATGTTGAGACGTCATATATCTTGCTAATGATTCACATTCATCTACAATAATAATATTATAACGGCTTCTATCTAATCTCATTAGCGAATCAATCTGACAAATAATCTTATTATGACTAATATATTGATCCTCAAAGTCTGAATATAATTTAAATCCATACTTACCAAGATCTCCAAGTAATTTTGCTCCGAATGTTCTTCTACTTGAGATTAGTAAAATATTCATATCATCGGTGATTAATCCGTTTTTAAAATATGCTTCAATTAAATTAGATGTCTTACCAGTTCCTTTTTCACTTTGAACTGCTAATAGTTTGGAATTAAAATGTTTAGTCATTAATTCAGGCGTGAGATATCTTTGGTTTAATACAGTTGTATTTGGTTTCATTGTGAGTTGAATTTCTTTTGCTGGGTAATCATTAACAATTTGTTCATTTGATTTCTTTTCATTCTTAAATATTCCTTCAATACCTTCCTTCTTAGCTTCGTAAATCAAACTTCCAATTCCTAATTTAGTATTTCCTTTTAAACTCTTCCAATGTTTTTCAACATCAGCCAAACCCTTATACTTCTTTGATTTAGAACTCCACTTATTAAATAGTTCTAATAAATTGATATTACATTTTACACTTGTATTTTTTAATATCATTCCTACACGAATCCATGATTGATAATTATCGCAGATTTCAGCAGGTAATCCATTTAAGATCTTTTCAATATCAATATTATCAATATTTGACTTAGGATCTACTTCAATATCTTTTTCATCTATCAAATCTTCGTATTTTGATTCAATAACAGTTTCATCTAAATAATTTTCATCTTTAATATCTTCAGTATATGTTATTAGCGTCTTTTGGAAAAACTTTAAGTCTTTTCCAATATTAGTTTCTTTTCCATCAATCCTATATTGAACTGGTTCAAGAATTCTTTCTTGTCCCTTCTTAGTTGATCCCATAATTCTTAAACATCCTAAATTATAAATACTTTCATCACATCCCTTTAATTCAGTCTCTAATTTCATTCTTCTGAAAAAATCCTTACACACTAAATGACTGGAAAACATTAATCCGTCAAATATTACATGGTAAGAATATTTTTTAGCACTTGATTCTTGTGGAAGTGTCTCTAAAATAATAATATCACTAATTTCATATACATGTTCATAAAATTGTTCAGCATAATAGATTACATCTTTAATATTTTGTTTTAAAATTTCTTGGCTGTCTTCATATGATAAACCATCTTTAGGTAAATCAATGTCTAAAGCAAATTTTATTGGTGTATCTTTTAACCAAAATTCATAATAATGACTTTGTTTATTATCTATGATCGTCTTGTCATAGATATCTTTTATAGGTCGGACTAAAAATTGTTTTTTACTATTTTCATTTACATCTTCTTGGAATAAATACACATTAGTATTTTTTCCTTTGGTTTGTTTCTCATATTGAGAAATAGCATCTTTTTTCTTTAGAAAACTCATTACTTTTTATAATAGTATTTCTTTATAATAATAATTTCATTTATCAATTTTTTATATCATATAGCTTAATTTGATATAAAAAATTAAAAATCTCTCATGTATACATCGCCATCTTGTTCAAAAAAACCTAATTCTTCTGCTCCATTTTGTGCTGTGTATATAACAACTCGTTTTTCTTTAAATATATCAAGAGGAATATTTTCAACTCTTAAGAAACAATTTTTTGCAATTAATTGTTGATATTGATTAAAAAGTTGGATTAAATATTTATCTGATCTTAACTTTAAATTTTTTATATTAGAATCAGAATAAGGTAAAACATTTGGGGCTAAATTAAAAATTCCTCCACTGGATAAAAGAATTGGGATTAATTTCATTATATATTAAAAAATAAAAAATAAAAAATTTATTTTTTATTTTATTTTTGACGAGCAAATCTTAACGGCTATCATCACTTGAAGAACTAAAAGAAGACAGATATTCCTGATACTCATTGCACTCCTGAATAAAGTCTCTTGCTGCTGAGCTTGAAGAAAGCTCCTTCTCTTTTGCTTTCAACTTTTTGCGACACTCAAATGATGACCAAAGTGAATCGGCAGTTGTTGACTTGTCATCGGGAAGATCATCGTTTTCCTGGTTATCACTTTCACGCTCTCTCTTTTTTGAGCGAGTGTTGATTTTAAGGTCTTCTTTATTTCCATCATCATGACGACGAGACGAGCTCCTGCTTGTCGCTTCTACCTCGGCTTTCTCTTCAAGCGAAGCGATATAACGTGCTTGGTGAAAAGCAATCATTTGCTTTTTTTCTTCTGAGTGAATTTCGTAAAGAATTTTCAGCTCTTCTAAATCAAAACTTTCTTCATTAACTCCTGGAAGAAAAGTAATTGGAGGCATATCTTTTGGAATTAAACCACAAGATTCAAACGACATGTCGTATAGAATTAAATGTCCTCTTATCTGTATTAAGAAAGATATGAAGTCTTAATGCTATTATAATTTCAATTTTATTTTTTCAGAATATAATCAGAATTTGGATATGGCGTCTTAAAAGAAAAAGAAACAGAAAAAGAAAAATAAAAATTTATTTTTCTTGTTTCGGCATCATAGCCTTTCAGAATTTGCTCTTTGACAGTTTGGTTTGCTTGCGCAACGCCTTTTTTGTCTGGATGATTAGCTTGCGGCACTGACGGATCATTTCCGTCAACTTGTTATGCTGCTTCTTTTCTACTGCCTTGCGCTCCTTCTCGTAGGCCTTGCGCTCCTGCTCGTCCGCCTTGCGCTCAGCCGCCTTTCGCCTGCGCTCATCCGCCATTCGCTTCCGCTCAGCTGCCTTCCACCTCCGCTCGTTCCTCTTCTGCTCCTGGGCGGCGATTTTGTTTGCCGCTTCACAGCGCCGCAAGGTAAACTCCCACTCAGATACCTTACTGGACATTCTGTTTGTCAACAGGTTGCCGTGATTATAGTGACTTTAGAAATGTATCAAAATATATAATATAATTTCAATTTTTATTATTAGTAACGTCATCAAGAGTTAAAAATAAAAAAACAAATAAATAAAAATTTATTTTTGTGTTTTTTCTGCCATAATAGCATTTTCAGAGTTTCTCTTCTAAACTCCTAGAGCTTCGGAATGACGTCGTCCAACAGCTCGAACGCGAACGCGGGCGCCGGCGAGGGCGCGAGCGCGGGCGAGGGCACGAGCGAGGGCGAGGACGAAAGCGCGGGCGAGGGAAAGGGCGAGTACGAGGGCGGCACGACAACGGAGCTCGGCGACAGGGTCGTCGCCTGGCAGATCTCGTGCAGCATCTTCGTCAGTGAGTCCGAGCCCGAGCCCGACTTGCCGCTCCGCATAGAGCGGCCCGAGAAGGGCGTCTTCTTCTTCTTCTTCAGCCATGTCGCCATCTTTTTCTGCCACTTCTTCTCGGCGACCTCCTCGGCGGCCACCTCGGCGGCCTCCAGGGCGTAGCGATTGTTCGCGGCGATGCGGCGCCGCTCGTCGAACTGCCAGGAGCTCATTTGCGTCGTATTGACACGGACGATTGCGGAAGAGCGCGGGTGGGTGCGGGGGAGTGGGCGGACGCGGGGATATCTGATAGAAATGAAATCCTATAGTTATTATATTTTCAATTTTTTTTGTTTGATGGGCAAAGCCAATCCACTGAATCTAAGCAAGAAACAATTTTTATTATATACAAATTTAAAAATATTGAAATTTAATACATTTAAACAAATATTAAGATATATATATACAAGATGGAGAATATCCCATGGATTGAAAAATATAGACCAAATACGATTGATGAAATTGTTGGAAATGGTCAGGTTATATCTATATTAGATAATATGGTTGAAAAAAACTCCTTACCACATATTATATTATTTGGATCATCTGGAACCGGAAAGACTTCTACAGTGTTAGCTTTTGCTAAAAAGATTTATGGAAAGTTTTATAGACACATGATATTAGAATTAAATGGAAGTGATGATCGTGGAATTAATGTAGTGCGAGAACAAATTAAAGAATTTTGTTCAACCAATAACAATTTATATAAAATGTTTAATAAAAAGAATATGTATAAACTGGTTATACTTGATGAAGTAGATTCAATGACATTAGATGGTCAATTTGCGCTTAGAAGAATTATAGAAAACTATACAGAGAATACAAGATTTTGTTTAATTTGTAATTACATTACTAAGATAACCCCAGCATTAAGAAGTAGATGTTTGGCATTCAGATATGAACCATTAAGTAATGATTTTATAATGGATAAATTATATGATATAATGGAAAAAGAAAATGTAGATTTAGAGGATCAAATGATAGATAAAATTGTTCTTAAATCTGGTGGAGATTTAAGAAAGAGTATAAATATGTTGCAATGTTTAACAACATTTGCTAAAATATCAAAAAATAATGATATTGGATTATTATTTAATATGATAGATAATCAAGATATTAAAGTAATATTAAAGGAGTTAAAGAGTAATAATAATTTTATAGAAAAATTTAATAAGATAAAGGATATTATTGATACAAAAGAATATAATTTAACAGAAATAATATATTATTTAATAGATGAAATAATTAAAAATAAGGAAGTTAATAAAAAGATAATTAAAGAATTAAGTAAATTAGAATTAAAGACCTATAATAATTTAGATAATGATTTAATTATATGTTCATTAATTGGAACTTTTATTTTATTGAAATAGAATAAAATAGAATAAATATATTTATAGTTATATATGACTGAAAATTTAAATCAAGATGTAATGTTAGCATTTATATTAGTTGGATCAAGTATTCTAATTAGATCCAGATATTCAATATTTTTTAAAGCAGTAACAAATAGATATTTTGCTTATATTGGAATTGAGATTACATATTTTTTAGGGACAATGATATTAAATGAACCATATTTTATTAATTGGTTATTTATTAGATTAATCATATTAAATATATTAGTTTTAATTGGAGGAGAATTGAATAATTATTTCAAAATTATTAACAATTAATTTATATTTCTATTATAATTAGAAAGTAGAATGATAAAATTATTTATATTTTATGTTATATATATATATTTAATATATCAGATATATAATAAGGCAAAAAATAGCAAATTAGAATTAGTTAGATTTAAAGAAAATGTTGGAAGAACAGTTTTCATTCAACTTTCATTTGCTACTCTTGATGTGCTACAAAATAGATTTGAAATAGTTGGATTTTTATATAGATTCTTATTTTCAATGATAGCCTTTACTTTATACCCAATAGTTAAAGATATATTAGATCAAATTAAGTTTTTATAAAGTTTAATTATATAAGTAATTATATAATGAAACCTATACGAATAATAAAAGAAGATATGTTTAATATTAAAATAAATAAAGAATATAAGGTTTATTTATTAGATTCAAAAAATCTTGAGGAAAAAGAAAAATTCTTTTCTGATTTTATATCTAAATATAATGAATTATCAAAAAGCTTGGCAAAAAAATTATATGTATGTATAGATTGTGAGTTTAATAGTAAAAAAATTGCTTTAATTCAAATTAATTTTGAAGAAGATAATGATGGAAATATATTTATATTAGATCCAACTATTCTATCAAAACAATTAATAGATCAATTAAAAGAAGATATATTATGTAATACTCGTATTGCTAAAATATTTCATGGTGCTGATAGTTTAGATATTCCTTATTTCTTTTATGAATTTTTTGAATCTAATGAAAAACAAATTGTTAAATTTATGACTAATTATATTGATACTCGTTTTTTATGTGAATATATGAATGCTTATGATAAATTATATCAGAATAAAGATAATAATTTATGTAATATTTATTATTTATATGAACAATATGATGTCATTAATAAAAAACAAAGAGAAATATTAGATGAAAATGAAAAACTAATGGGTAAGTTATATGATATTATTATTAATATAGATAATCTTAGTGAAGAATTAATAAACTATACTATGTATGATGTAGTTTATTTAAAGTTATTATATAAAAGAATGATAAGTTCAATAATAGAATATAAATATATAAATGAAATGGTTAGATTAGTATTTTTAGATAAAAGAAATATAATTAAATTTGTTGATAAAGAATATGTTGAAAAATTTAATATTAATTATTTCTTCAAAAATAATAAAATTATTAGATTATCTATGATGATAGAGGGGAATAAAATCTTTAAAAATAAAATATTCAATACACTATATCATGTTAATTACTTTAAGTTAAATCTAAATTTAATATTAAAAAATATAATATATGCGAAATTATTAAGAAGAGAAAGAGTATTTGAAAATAAAACAACTATACAAAAGAAGGTATTAGATTATAATAACTTATTTGATAAATTAAAATTATACAAATTAGATAATATCTTAGAATTAATCATTAACTTGGATATTTAGAAATTAAAAAATTAAAATTTTTTATCAGAATTATATTATGTCAGAGAACTTTAAAGACTTATTTAAACAACATAATTTTGCTTTATCTCTTATACCAATAGTTATATATTTTTTATATATTAATTATAGTTTATGGAGAAATCCATATACAGGATTATATGATTATCTATATTCATATGTGGGTATTCCATTAACTTTTTTTCTTTCATTAATAGTTTATTTCATAACACTAATATTTAATAATAATGAAGCTGTTGATATACTGTTTTCATATATATTTATAACACTACTTGTATTAATTTATAAAATTATATATTATCAAGAAATTAAAATAGGTGGAAAAAATGTTAATGTTAATTTTGAAAATGGTTCAACTATAAAGAAATAAACAGAATGTGATTTTAAAGTTTGGAAATTAATTCCTTCAATTTATTGTAATTTTGTTTGAATGTTTCTTTGGTATTTGATATTTCATACCATTCATCTAACTTTTTATAGATATCATTTTGTAGTAATTTAAAATGATTTCTAATAACTTCCTCAAATCCAAATGGAGGATTGATTAATTGTCCAATCATCGCAAGAGCAAGTGTATTTGATCTAACTGGATCATTATATAAGATATTTGATTGTTTACCCTTTGTACTATATCTATCTTTTTCATATCCAGGTTCATTAAACCATGGATCCTCACAAAAGATTAATGATTGAATTGATAATAAGATTTGTAAGATTGTTGAATCTGTTGTCCATTTTTCTCCATCAGATCCACTCCATGTTCCTAATAATGATAAGCAGACCTTACCCGAATCATATAGATTTGGATTAAATCTAAATCTACCACCACCAGTTGTTATAATTTCAACATGGGGAGGAGATGACGGAAAATCTGCTGGTAAAAACATATCAAATTCAAAGCATCCGTAAGCATAAGGTGTATCAGGATGAGGTATGATTATAAACTTCATGATAGAAATATTTGATGGATCATATCTAAAGAAGATTGATGAAGTTTTTGAAATTGGTAAATTTGATGAAATATTTGTTATTTCAGTCATTACTCTTCTTGTAAAATTGCTGCCTGAATGGCGTATTTTAATAGCTTCCATAAACTTAAATCGTTTACTTTCAATAATATTAGCATCTTCAAAAGCTAAATCAGACATAACATTAACATAATCAGTTAGGTCAATTGTTTTATTAGTTTGATCAATTACTGGAATACATTCATAAATGTCAGGATAATCTTTTAGATTATTTTTTTGCTTTGAAATTCTTTCAAGGTCAAAGTATTGATTATATTTTTCTAACTTTAATATCTCATGAAATAGTTTAAACAAACTTGTATAATATGTTGTTTTAGTATTAACTTCAATTACAGATACATCATATATATATTGTTTAAGGTATGGAACCAAACAAGTATCTTCAATAGAATCAGTATTTGATGAAATTAATGGTATCACATCATTTAATAACTGTGTAATTTTAATTAATTTTGAAGCCTGTTCTTTTTGATGACTTATATAGTCCCATTTTGGTCCATCATATCCAATTCCCTTTGATTGAGAATCTTTAATTTGAAGAAAATCAAAGTTAAAATTATAAGAACTATATTTTAATGGTTCAGTATTTGTAAGTGATAATAAAGTTGATGTGAGTTCATAAAATTTCTTATCCTTAATCTCTACATTAATAGAATCTAAAATCACTTTTTCAACATTATTATAAATACCAATAATAATATCACTAAGTGTTGTTGATGGATTCCATTTGGTAGCATTTAAGATACTACAATTATTTAAAGCAAATGCTAAACTTTGATTACAAGTTGTAATTATCTTTAATGTTGGTTGAACAAAAGGATAATTATACGGTATACTTAATATATACTCAAATGTAATATCCTTAAATTTATTTTGAATAATAACATCATAAACAGTCTTAAATGGTTTAATTATAATATTTTTTGTTGTCTTAATTGCTTTCGTAATCTCACCAACAATTTGATACACAGTTGAATTTGTGTTCGCATTGACTTTTAAAGACGCTTCAATTACTGATGCTGCTACATAATTTTCCATATTATTTTCTTCAATTAATATAATATCATTTGATAAATCAGGTATAACTGACTTTTCTCTTAATATCACTTCATATTTTACAGGTTTTACTTCCTTTGTATGTTCAACTTCTTCCTCTGAAGAAGAATCATTAAATATTTTATGAATTGATTCGTTATCAGAATTATCAGAGTCATCATCTTTATTTGATTGTATTTCTAATATTTTATTTAATCTTCTACTCCTGCGAATAACTGGTTGTGGGAATGAAACTTCCTTCTTAGTTTTCGGATCGTCGTCGTCATCTGAATCTGATAATAAATCTTCTTTCTTGATAACTTCTTTTACAGTTTCATGAGCATCTTCATCATCTTCATCCTCTTCTTCCTGGTTATCAGGATCATTTTCATAAAAATAGTTATTTATAATTATAAGATTATCAGAGATTGATTTATCTAAAATAATTAAATTATTAAGATCACTACTAATTTCAGGATTTGAATAACAATCAATTTGAACAAGTTTGTTTTTATCGTATGTCATTTCTAATTCAACATTATCAACATAACACATAAATAATGAGTCATCTGAATAATTATCAAAATTTGTTAAATATCTTATTGATTGATCAACTGCCAATTTGAACTTATTAAGTTCTGACTTAATAATATCATTTATATCATTCCGGGGCTTGGCTTCTATTGTGTTAAAACTTATATCCATTTTAACTATATTATATATATATAATTATTATATCTATAGTAGATATAATAATCAATTTTTTCTTTAAATTGTTAAACAGTTTATAGTCGTTAACCAGTTTACTCATCTGTTAACTAGTTTACTTTAGGTTTTAATAGTAAACTTCATACACAATATACGGCCACCATCAGAATTAAACCATTGATTTTTTATTACAGTTGTTCCTTTAACACCATTTGGAATTGTTCCCTTACTTTCCATTCCAATTACTCCTCTACTAAGGGGGCATGTAATATTTGATTTATTTATTTCAGTACATAAATCATTTGTTGTTGGAGTTAATGGAATAAAATTATATGTAATATCATATGTAGATGTTCCACTATTAATTTCTTTTGATAAATCAGCTCCTAAAGATAACATGTAATCGGATACTGGTAATTTAGGATTAACATCTAAAACAAGATTTTGAGCAACATCGGTATCAGTTCCACATGATGAGTAAGTAAAAGATGTCACTGTTGTATTAGTCGCAAAGGTATTAAACATAAATAATGACAATAATAATATTCTAAACATATATATTATATTTAATTAAAATTTTTTATCTATATTATATTAATAATTACAAATGCAAGTTAATAAATGGGGTCCACATGGATGGTATTTTTTACATACTATTACATTTAATTATACACCAACTGAAGAGAGTCGCATAAAATATAAAACATTTTTTGAAATGATTTGCTCAGTATTACCATGCCGCTATTGTTGTGAATCTTTTGGAAAATATTCTAAAGCAATACCAATTGATGATTATTTAGATTCAAGAGAAGGAATAACATATTGGTTATATGTTATTCATAATTTAGTTAATCAAAAAATTTGTCACGATTTAAAAGAATTTAAAGAAGTTGTAATCCAATATGAAAAAATTCGAGCAAAATGTGGAACTATCACTACTACTAATCAAGTAGAAGTTAAAACTTGTCAAATAAAACAACAAGAAAATATTGATCACGATTTTATTGATAAATTTGTTCAAACAACCTTTGATAAATATAGAGAAAAAACATCAGCAAAAATAAAAGCATTTTTTGATGATCCCTCAAATCCAAATTTTGAATCATTAAATGTCTACTGTAAACATGCTAAAGTGTAGAGGAGAAGTTAATTAATAATTATTTACAAATTATTAAATTACTTTTTAAGGTAAGTGGATTTATACTGTCGCACTGGGTGTCTTTGCGGGACGACCTCTCGCAGCGGGACGACCACGACCTCTTGGAGCACCGGCAGCACCACCCGCAGCTCCAACACGAGCACGAGATTGTCTGCCAGGACGAGGGCCACGAGCAAGTTCAAAACCTTCACTGTCTACAGGAGCAGATACAGTTCTTTGAACAGGTGCAGAAGCAGCTACTCCGGCGGAAGGAGCAGCACGAGGTTGAGCACCACCGCGGGTTTGAGCCTTGGTGCGATTGAACTTGAAAAATGTCATATCACCAGAAGAAGCACGAAGAGTGTTGTAATCTTCAAAACGATCTACTACGATCTTACCTGTGTGACCGTTTGAATCTACACGAGAATAACTGATTTCAGCATCAGGTGTAATTGCGTAGATCTTTTCATTAAGCTTTTCTACATCTCCAGTCTTTAGTTCATTACTGAATTTTACAAATAATGAATAAAAATGAGGACGGAATACAAGGTTGTTTTCTCCAAGGAGTTCTACAACAGACTTGATTTCTTCAGCAGATACAAAACTCTTGATTTTACCATCTTTGAGATATGATTCTTTTTCTAATACTACAGCGCCTTTTTGAGAGAGTGTAGCTTTTACGGATTCGGGAAGAGCTCCGAGAACTCTGAGTGTGCGACTTTGGACGTTTGAGACTTGTGCCATTTAACTTATATACTATTCTATTTTTTAACTCTTATATTATTTTTTTTATATTATATATTATATATTAAGAATATGTTATCTATAAATAATTTTTTAACTGATTTTTTATATGGATATGGATATAGACCAAAAGATAGAGACGTTATTAATACTGGTGGTGATAGTGAAAGAGACAAAAAAATTAATAACTTAATAAAAAAAATTACTGGTGATGGTAATAATAATGAAAGTAAAAAAATAGTAAGTATTAAAGTAAAGGAGGAAAATAAAGGAATTAAAAAAGAAAAAAATACATCTCTAACAAATGATATGATTAATATACATCAATTTTATTCACCAACTAATGATGTTTTATAATTAAATAATATAATAATTAAAAAACTCCATTAAATTTATCATTATCTTCCACTAATATAATTTCATTTTTTTTTAAATTTTTTGGTAATAAAATGTTAAATAAATTATTCTCAAATTTAAGTTTATAATCTTTTAATTTATATTCATCCACCAAATCATACTCTTTTAAATTATAGTATTCAAATTTAGATATATAATTAGTTATTGAATTTGGAACGTATGGAGCGTGATTAATTTTAATAATATTTTCTGGGCATATATTTTTAACAATTAAAGGAACATATATTTTCTTTTCAACAATCATAATTGATTCACACTTATTTAAATTATTAAAAACTTTTCCAAATGTATTATACGTTAAATATTTATTAGTATAAATTCTCATTATTTTTTTTTTAATAATATTATATATATTATTAAAATATATCTTTTAAGTATACGTTTTTTATTTTTATTATCAATAATATAATGTAATTTAATAATTTATTTAAATATCCATGAATATGTTTCTTAATACTATATGAATGATTATAAATACGTTTCTTTTGTTTATATACATTTCCAATTTCAGTTCCAACTTTAATATATGATTCAATACCCTCTGAACTAAAATATGTTAGATCTTCATCAAAATAAATATTACGATCACTTACATATACTACACACGATCCACCATACTGGAAATATCCAATTTTTTCTTTTGTATAATATGTTCTATTTACTTCTAATCTATGAACAATACTTGATATTAATATTGCTCCAATCAATATTATATAAAAACGACTATTATCACTTCTCTTAAATTTTAATACCACTCTCTTGTTTTCATTCAAAACATTTAAGTCACTCCTCAAATAATCTAAATCTACTGATCTGTATGTTCCATTAAATTCAGTTATTTTTACTAATATACCATCTTCGGGCATATGAACATGATGATAGTCATAAACAGCTAATCTACATACTACAACACTATATTTCTTCTCTATCTTTTTTTCATTAATTAATTTTAATAAACTAAATTTATTACCTTTAATATGAAGTTTTAATTTATAGAAATTTTTATAATTATATACCATTGTTCTTGATGAAGTTGGAGCATATATTATTTCAGTATTTTTTATAACTTTTAATGGTTCTTTTAATTCTCTTATAAAAAAATCATTAAAACTCGGTCCTTTTATAGTATATTTAGATTCATCAATATTATAATTTTCTATAAATGGTTTAACTAAAATAGAACTTAAATTTGATTTAATATAATAAGCAAATAAATATGTTATCAATGATGATAATGAATCACTTCCATATTGTTTATTATTTAATATATCACGAATTAATATAATTGGTTGTTTATTTAAATATTCAGGGACTAAAGAACTATAACTACGTGAATATATATATCTATCATTAATTTTATTTTGTTTTTGATAATTATATTTATATACTCCAACTTTCTCATAAAATAATATTGCTCTTGTTATACCATTATACAAATAATCATATTTTTTAGTATCATTTAAAATTAAATCAAAATAATGATCATCTATTTGTAATAATATTTTTTTTTGATTAATTATAGTATAAAAAAATATATCAGTTTCCTCTTTAACTATATTAATTAAATTATTTTGATTAAGAGTTATTATTAATAATTTTTTTATATTATCTATATTTTTTACAGATAACTTCCATTTAATTATTTTCATTTAAATTAAAACCCTATTTTTATTTACATTTCTTAACTTATTTTAAGAACTTATCTTTAGCGAACATACAAAAATACATACCCTCTGTTAATATCAGAGGACACATCTTTTGTTGAAATTCCACTATCATTTAAACATATCCACTCCTTAAAACTATATTCATTTTTCTTATTATAATGATATATGTAATGGCCTCCATTAATTCCACCCATATGATGTACACTACCACGTAAATCATATTCTTGAGCATTAATATTTAATCTAATTGGAATTGATACAGGATCATCTATTTTTGATTGCCTACCTCTACCATCTTTTTCAAATCTTTTTAATTGAACATGTAAATATTTGGGTGTTTTAATAACTTTATCAGACTTCATAGCATCTACCTTTTTATCACAATGATTACAAAAATATTGATTATCTCCTTCCATCTTCTCAATATTAGAATAACTATTGATTATATCATTTAAATTCTGATTAGTAATTGGTGCTCTTATCTTGAACTCAGTCACATCATATATACTAATATTATTACAATCCATACATTTTGTTTCAGTTCTAATAATTACTCCAAATAAATATGGTATCATTGTTTGAATAGTAATACTTCCCTTTAATATTTCATTTTCTAATCTTCCAGCTTTTATTTCATCTTTTATAATATCATCTATTTTTCCAATTAGTAGTGTAATTACTTCTTCAGCATCATCCTGACTACCAATTGAATAATTATCATTTAATTTTGCATAATATCTAACTAATTTCATAGGTGAGATTGAACGATTATTATTTTTTTTATAATCACATATTATTTCTTTAAAAATTTTTATTAACTCATGAGAACAATTCAAATTCTCTATAAAATTTATAAATACGCTACATCTCATTAAATTTTGTAATGCTGAGTTGAAGAAACATGTATTTCCGTGATTATCAAATCCACAATAAATACTATTATTCATTTGCCAATTATGATATATATAAGTATATTAATATTTCTATAAATCAATAATAAATCAATTTTTTGAAATTAAGTTTGAATTTCTAATTCAACTTTTTTATAATAATCTGTGTCTATCTTTAAATTTTGTATAACTGAACTAATTGAGTGGGCTCTTGGTAGTGAAAAAGAATGTGATTTTGAATCAAATCTCATGTAATGTAAGTGTAATTGCCATACAGAAGGATGATAATGAAAATACATTATAAGTGAGTCTTCATTTATATCATATTTTTCTTTTATAGTTTGAGAACCAATTTTTATAGCTTCTTCTAATAAAGGTATATGAATATTTGTCAATTCTCTAATAGAAAATAAACTTTTATCTTTAAAAATACATAATATATGTAAATCATCTAAATTTTTTGTCCATTTATAATCAGGAATAATAATTAAATTATCAGTTTCGCGTAAGATATTTTCTGATTCGGATTTATGATCAATTATATTATGTATCCATTGTTTATTTAGTGTATTAACATTTAATTTTTTATAATCAAAATAAGTTTCCATTTTTAGATTATTAAATTTAGATTTTTCAACTGTAGTATTCTCAATTATAATTGCTTCTACCAAACAATTTAATTTATATTTATAATAAGTATCATTTTGTTGATCTAATACTTTATCTAATATTTGTATACTTTTTTCATTAAAATATATTTTTGAAGACATTTTTAATCAAATAATTATAAAATTATTATTTAATTATTAAATATTATAAATTCAATTTTTAAATCTAATAAAATTTATATTTTTTATTATTTTTTATATTAAATAATATATATATTCAATGTCAAATAATAAAAATATTCCTACAAATCAAGAGCCACGTCAAGCACTTGACGCATTATTTACTTTTGGTAAAAATGTAGTATCAAATTTAGCTCAATTTGTTCCAACTGATGGTATAATATATGGAAAAACATCTCCTCAAGTTTTTGTAGGAGCAAGCAAATCACCTAAAGTAGTTATTAAAGCATCATCTCCTCACAAGATTAATGTTCACATTGATAAAAACTCAAAAAATATAATAAAATTAACCCCAAAAGCAAGGAGACTATTAAAAAAACTAATGAGAAAATCACCTGCTGAACTTCAAGAAATATTAAGTAAATTAAGTCCTAAAAGCAATTTAAAGTTTAATAAAATAGTAAAAGATATTAAATCATCTCCTCGTAGTTCTTCTCGTATATCTTCATCTCCTCGTCGTTCTCCTAATTCATTATATTCTCCATCAAGAAATTTATCTAATTTACAACGCTCACCACGCGCACCTGAACGCAGAGGTGTAAATCGTACAGTATCTCCTTACTCAGCAAGTAGCGCAGCTTCAAATTCATCTGTTCTTTTTGAAAAACCCCGTAAATTATCTCCAAATGAATTATTAAGTTCTTCTCGTAGCTCACCTCAAAGTGTTTCACTTGGATCTCCTAAAAGATTTAGATCAAATTACCAAGTAGCTGTATCACCAGGTATATCTTCAAATAAATTTGTAACTTTAGAAAAGAAATATAGTTCTGATAAATATGATCCCAGATATGACCCCAGAGCAGACCGTAAAAATGGAAATATTATTAATAAAAATGATCCAAGATATAATCCTGGAAATACAATGAGAAATCCTGAAAGAGTTGCTTATAAAGGAATACCAACATTACGTGAACCATCTAAACCATATTCTAATGATTATTCTCAAGTAAATCCTAAAAAATACTCAAATAATTCTCGTAATATGTATAATATGCCATCAAGAAGTTATCCTGTAATTCAACGTCATCCATCCCCTAAACCCGAATTTCCTGTAAGCATGCGTGATAGATCTCAAAATGCGAATAATTCTTATATTAAAAATGTTCGCGCAAGCAGCACACCTTCTTTTAGTAATGATTCCCCAAGAGGTATACGTAATTACCGCGACAGCTCACCAAGAGACGGTCGCGATAACCGTAATATCATGCAAGGAGGTAGCCGCGAATATCGCGATAGCTTACCAAGAGATAGCCGTAATAGCTCTCTCTCTCTCTCTCCAAGAGATAACCGTAATAACTCTCTTTCTCTCTCTCTATCTCCAAGAGATATCCGTTATAGCTCAAGAAGTGATCGCGATATCTCACCAAGAGTTGGTCGCGACAACAATAATAGCTCACCAAGAAGTGCACGCGACAGCTCACCAAGAAGAGGTCGCGACAACCGCGATAGCTCTCCAAGAAGCACATCTTCTTTTAGAAGTAAACGCGACGAACGCGACAGCTCTCCAAGAAGTGGTCGTTCCCATTCTGGTGCTGCACCACCCCTTAGAGGACGTAATGCTTCACCTGGCGGATCTCCCAGTTTCCGCGGAGTATCACCACCAAAAGAGCATAGATCACTTTTAAATTCTAATAATATATTAGTTAAGAGAGCACGTAATCAATTAGCACAATCTTCTCCAAGATCTGAATCACCTCAATTTAATAACTCTATCTCTCTCTCTAAAAGACCCCGTAATGACTTATATAATTCAGGAAACCAAAATGTTAACGCTCCAAGAAGATATAATAGCAACAATTCATCTTTTTCACCAAATAATAGATTAAATGAACAAGAATTACGTGTAGATAGAATCCCTCCTTTAAGTCGTGCCGAACGTCTTATTGAAAGTCGTAATAATTCTCCTGTAGCCTCAGCAATAGTAGAAGCAGCAAGAACAGCAATGGTTCGTAAATTATCTCCTGCTTCTGCTTCATTAATCATTAAAATTATGGGAGATATCAGTCATACTTTTAGAGTATCACCTGGAACAAGATCAGATATTAAACAAATTGTTAGTTCCATATATGGTGCCAGACAAAGTTCTACACCATCTATCAAAGAAATTGTAAATGAATTCAGAAAAGAAGTTGATAAAATTAAAATCATTAAAGGAATGAACTTAGGTCAACCATCCAGAGGAGCTATGGGTGCTATGTCTGCCATGGGTATGGCGATGGGTGGTGGATTTCCAAGTGCTCCTGGATATCCTATGACTGCTGGATACCCAAGTACTACTGGATTTCCTGGTGCTCCTGGATTACCTGGTGCTCCTGGATTCCCCCGCTCTCCAAGTGCTCCAAGTGCCGCAGTTGTAATTAAACCTACATCTCCTGTCGGTATTAAAATTGTAAAAGCATATGATCAACCAACTCCTAAAGTTAAAATATCTCGTATTGATGGTAAGGAAACTAAAATTACAGTTACAAGTAGTGGAAGAAAAGTAGCTCCAACTGTATCAATTGTAAAAGGTTTAGATGGTAAAACACCTAAGGTTCAAATAAGAGATGCGAAATCATCTGAAACACCTAAAGTAACAATTAAATCAATTGATGGTAAGAAAACACCTAAAGTAAAGTTAATTGTTAAGGATACACCTAAAATTGTTGGAAAAACAAGTAAAAAAATAGTAATACCAGCACTTATGTTAGCTCCATTAAGTAAACCAGCAAAAATTCAATTAATAAAAATAGAAAAAGACACAAAGTCATTATTAATTCAAAGAATTCAAACAAGATTTGAAGGAAGAAGTATTGAGGAATTAAAGGAATTATTAATTAAATATGCAAAAGATCCTAAATTTATATCAACACTCTTAACAAAACAAGTTTTACCAAAATATAATAAAAATGTATTAAATGTATTTAAAGTTGTTGTAGATCCTAAGAAGAAATCATCTAATAATTCTAAAGCATCATCAAATAAAAGTAGTTCTAAAAAAGAAAAGTTTGATCAATTTGAAAATTTTGAACAAGATAGTAATTTAGTAGAACCATTTATTGATTTAAATGATAAAAAATTTAATGACATATTAAATTCACTCATTAGAGCAAGTGTATTTAAAGCCGTTGTAAATACAAGAGTAGCACAAGTTGTTAAACAAATAAGACAATCTCCTAAATCTTTATCTTCTATCTTATCTAAACCTTCCAAAAAATTAAGTGTCAAATCAATGATGAAGAAATTATCAACCAAGAAGAGAGTCCAAATGCTAAAATTAAAAAGAAAATTACAAAAGATGAGCCCTAAGTTATCTCCTAAGGAAATTCAAAAGCGTATGTCTCGTCAATTAAGAAAATTAGTTTCTAAGAGAAGATCATCCAAGATATCATCCAAGAGAAGATCCTCTAAGAGAAGATCATCCAAGAAATTAAGTGTTAAGTCAATGATGAAGAAATTATCAAACAAGAAAAGAGCTCAAATGGACAAATTAAGAAGAAAATTACAAAAGATGAGCCCTAAATTATCCCCCAAGGAAATTCAAAAGCGCATGGCTCGTCAATTAAGAAAATTAGTTTCTAAGAAGAAATCATCAAAGAGAAGATCATCCAAGAGAAAGTCATCCAAGAAATCATCCAAGAGAAGATCATCCAAGAAATCATCCAAGAGAAGATCATCCAAGAAATCATCCAAGAGAAAGTCATCCAAGAAATCATCCAAGAAATTAAGTATTAAATCAATGATGAAGAAATTATCAACCAAGAAGAGAGCTGAAATGGACAAATTAAGAAGAAAATTACAAAAGATGAGCCCTAAGTTATCACCCAAGGAAATTCAAAAGCGCATGGCACGTCAATTAAGAAAATTAGTTTCTAAGAAGAAATCATCCAAGAGAAAGTCATCCAAGAAATCATCCAAGAGAAAGTCATCCAAGAAATCATCCAAGAAATCATCCTCTAAAAAATTAAGCGTTAAAGCAATGATGAAGAAATTATCTTCTAAGAAGAGAGCTGAAATGGACAAATTAAGAAGAAAATTACAAAAGATGAGCCCTAAGTTATCCCCCAAGGAAATTCAAAAGCGCATGGCTCTTCAATTAAGAAAATTAGTTTCTAAGAAGAAGTCATCCTCCAAGAAATCATCCTCTAAAAAATTAAGCGTTAAAGCAATGATGAAGAAGTTATCTTCTAAGAAGAGAGCTGAAATGAATAAATTAAAAGCAAAATTACTAAAAATGAGCCCTAAGTTATCACCCAAGGAAATTCAAAAGCGTATGGCTCGCCAATTAAGAAAATTAGTTTCTAAGAAGAAGTCATCCTCCAAGAAATCATCCTCTAAGAAATTAAGTGTTAAAGCAATGATGAAGAAGTTATCTTCTAAGAAGAGAGCTGAAATGAATAAATTAAAAGCAAAATTACTAAAAATGAGCCCTAAGTTATCTCCTAAGGAAATTCAAAAGCGCATGAAGAAATTCTTAGTTAAAGCGTCTTCTAAGAAGTCTTCCAAGAAATCATCCTCTAAGAAGTCTTCCAAGAAATCATCTAAGAAATCATCTAAGAAGTCTTCCAAGAAATCATCATCTGAAGAATCATTCCAAGAATCATTTTTTTATTAAACAATAAATAACAAATTATAAATATTAATAATTAATATTTATAAATTTATAAATTTTTGTAAAGATATTTTAAATATGATTTATGTCTTTTGATATAATCATTATCTTTATTTCTTATTTTAAATGTATCTAACATAATTTCATATTTAGTAAGTGCTTCTTCTTTATCCTTTTTATATGTTTTTTTTGCTTCTAATTGAAAATCATCTTTTTGTATAGGATTACTTAATTTACTAACAAATAAATTATCTGTTAATATTTTAACTATCAAATTTTTTATTGCCATACTTACATCTGGATCATTTAAAATAATTTTCATATTTGGATCGTTAATTAATAAAAAACTTAAATTTATTGCTTCTTGGTTCATATATATATTTTATAAAAAATTTTTTATAAATAAAAATTTTTTATAAATTAATTTTTTAAGTTATTAGAATCTGGATTCTTGATATGCTACAGGAAAAGCAACCACATCACGAATATTATCCATTCCCGTGCAGATTCTTACTAATCTATCAAATCCTAATCCTGCTCCTGCTGTTGGCATTGAACCATTTCTACGTAAATCTATATACCATTTTAATGTTTTTTCATCCATCTTTCTTTCTTTCATTGTCTTTATTAATTTCTCATAATTATCCTCTCTTACTGATGATCCAATTAATTCACCTAATCCTGGAATTAATAGATCACAAGCTTGAACTGTCTTTTGATCATCATTCTGTTTCATATAAAATGACTTTAGGTCTTTTGGATAATTAAATACAAACATTGGACTCTTAAAATGAACTTCTGATAAATATCTCTCACATTCTGATCCTAAATCATCTCCCCATTTTGGTAATTCTGATAATTTGGTGGCTTTTTTAATTTCAGTTGAATTAGTAGTGATTAGGTTAATTGCTTCATCATAAGAAATACGTAAATATGTTTTAGATAAGAATGATTGTAATTTTTCAATAACTCCCTTACTTACAAATTTATCCAACACTTCTAAATCATCCATATAATTTTCTAAAATATATTTAAAACAATATTGTGTATACTCCTCAGATAAATCCATCAAATCTTCTAAACTCATCTCAGGAAATTCCCATTCAATATGTTCAAACTCTGCTAAATGACGACTTGTCTTTGATTTTTCACTTCTGAAAGATTTATTAGATGTCCAAACTGCTCCTAATCCAGCACATAATGCCTCTAATTGTAATTGAGATGATACCGTTAGAAATGCCTGTTTTTGAAAGAAATCTTTTGAATAATCAATCAAATCAGTCTTTTCTACTGTTGGTATACTACTTGTCTTTTTATTTAACATTGTAGTAAGTGTAAATACTTCTCCTCCTCCCTCACAATCACTCGTTGTTATAATATTTGGGTTAATATGAGTAGCCTTCTGTTTCTGGAAAAAATCATGTGTAGCTTTTGATAATCCTCCACGAATTCTAAAGTTAGCATTAATTGTTCTTGTTTTTACACGAACATCTTGATGATCTCTTAAGTATTCTAAACTTGGTCTCGCATTCAATGGATATGTTAATTGATCTTCTATTACTCCCATTCTAAGTATTGCTTTTATCTGTAATTCAACAATATCTACTTTCTCAGGATGACGAGCTACAATACCTGATAATGAAATTGAACTCCCAACTGATAAAACTTTTAATGATTCAATCATTGATACATCTTCTGTCATTCCTTGAATCGTTTTTGATGTTGATCCATCAAAAATTTCAAGAAATCCACGTGATGCTTGTAATCTAAGTGTTCTAATCCATCCAACAACTTGGATTTCTGTATCAATTAGTGAAACAGAAATATCACAAATTAATGTATGCTTTCTTTTATATGAAACCATTCTGCTATTATAATAAAATATTCTTTTATTATAATATTTTTTTTAATCAATTTTTTCGGACTGTGAACGATTAGATGTCAATTACTCTCTTTTGAGAAACATGCTTAAACTTACATGTTGTTGTCTTATTCTTACAACTTGATCCAAAACGACATACTTTCTCTTCTTGTGGCTTTTCCCATCCTTCAGGATGCTTAAAACGACAACGAGCATTCGCACACTCTAAACTATTCTTACAATCTGTGTCCTTGTGAGGATTCCATCCACGAGGGTGATTGAATAAACATCTACCACTCTTACAATCAACTCCATACTTACATTCACGAACCACTGACTTCTTTTCACCTTCAGGATGATTAAATCCACACTTATCATTTTGACAATTGCCACTATCACGACAATCTATATTCTTCTTCCAACTGGAATCATCAGTCTTTGTATTCATAAAACGATCAGCACGAGTATTTTGAGTATATCTTTGATTTCTTGATGGAAACACATCCATTTGATTAGTTTCATCAGACATGTTATTACGCCAATTCCATCCATCAGGGTGATCAAATATACACTTACTACGACCACACTTTAATCCATTACGACACTCAACAGCTACAGGCGCCCATCCAGTCGGATGCTCAAAAATACACTTTGGTCTATTACATCCTAGGGCATTCTTACATTGAACTATTGTTGGAGTCCATCCTTCAGGATGAACAAACCGACAATTATGATAAGTACATTCTTCAGCACGCTTACAAACGATTTGTTTATTATTTGTCATTATTAATTTATTTAATTTTATTTGTTTATATCCAAAAAAATATAATTTTGAACTTTAATTAAATAAAGATTCTGGAATATGTTTAACATCATTTAATAATATATCAATATGTTTTTTTGTTATTTTTAATGGAAATTTTAAATTTTCTATCTTAAATGTCCAATCTAATACTCCATAATTTCCATATTCATCTATTGATGTTTTTAAAATATCTATTCTCTTACAAATTGTATCAATATTTCTCTTCAATTCTCTAATTCCTTTGTAACTTTTTGGACTCTTCAAAACAATATATTCTATAATAGCATCTTCCATTATTAATTGATTATCTAATCCATATTCATTACACTTTTTAGGGATTATTATATTCTTCGCAATTTCTATTTTTTGAAGAACACCATATCCATCTACATCAATTACATATAATCTATTTCTTAAAATTGGATTTATTATATCAATGTTATTTAATGAACAGATAAACCATATATTACTTAGATCAATTGGTATATCACAAATAAATTTATCATAAAACATATTATTTTGAGTATGATCTAAAATATGAATCAATTGATTTACCACTTCTAATCCCTCTATGGATTCACTAATTTTATCTATTTCATCAAAAAATATAATACCATTACAACAATTCATCTTTATTAGCGCGTCCACGATGACTCCTTGTTTTGATCCAACATATGTATTAGAAAATCCATCTAAAAATGATCCATCTTTTACTCCACCTAATGATATATGATGAAATGGCAAGTTTAATGATTCTGCCATCATATGAATTATTTTAGTCTTACCAACACCAGCACTACCAACTAAAGATAATATTTGTTCAGATTTTCTCTTCTTTATAAATCTATTTATAATCTGCAACATTAATTCCTCTTTTACATTTTTCATTCCATATAATTCATTATCTAACTTAATTTTAATATGTTTCAAAAATTCATTTGTATTTGTTATCTGTAGGTCAATTTTCTTCTTAAAAGGTATGTTTAAAACAGTTAATATCCAAGACTTTAATTTAATATATTCAGCATCTTGAGGACTCATATCTTCTAACATTTTATATTTATTATATATAATTGACTTATATTGATCGTTAAAATCTGATGTAATAATCTTTTGTTTTAAATCCATTGCTATTTTATTTACTGATTCTAATTTTTTAATCTCATTATCAATTATCTCCTTATTAAGTATTTCAGATGGAGTCATAGATTGTATCTTTGTTATTTCTTCTTTTAATATATCACGATATTTAATATATTCTTCTAAGTTTTCTTCATTATTCTTCATAATACAATACTTTTCAACTAATTTAACTTTATCCAATTCATTTACATTCTTCAATCCCAATATATTATCAATTGTAACAGTTTTATCATACAACTTCAACTTAATCTTGTTAAATAATGTGGTCATCTCTTTATTCTCCTTCTTTGATTTATTACCTAAAATAACATTATCGGCTTCCAAATCTAAATCACCAAGATTATACATATGACATTTCTCTTCAAAGTTTTCTATTTTTTCATTTTCTAAATCTGATTCCTCACTATTGGATCTTTTTCGTCCTTTCGGTTTCTCTTTTTCTTTATTATCTTTTTCTTTATTATCCTTATTATCTAAGTCATTTAATCGTAAATCTTCTGAATTTCTTCTTGGACGCTTACTCATCAGTATTTGTATATTATAAATTAATAATTTTCGTTTAAGTCAAAAAATTGATTTTTTTTTATATACAAATATATACCAGATTATATAATCAAAAATGGGACAATTTTGTTCATGTTTTAAAAGTACATCAATTTTTCCTATAAAAGAAGAAAAATTAATTAATTCTCCAATGATGAATATCGCAAGATCTCAATTAAATAATTCATCAGTTGGCGTAGGTAAATATAATAGTTTTGATGAAGATCCAAAATCACCTGGATCAGTAATGTCAAATTCGCCAAGATCCGAATCTCGTTCTCCTTATCCAGAACTTAGAATTAAAATTCCGGTTGATAAAGAAATTTATTTTGATGATAACGACAAGACACTGGGAGTAAAGCAATATGACGATTATCGTAATAAACGATCTAAAAAAAATAGATTATGTTAATTAGAATAATGTAGTATTTATCGCCATCACCAAATAGGTTTGGCAGTATCCAAAAAATTGAATTTTTATTTTATACTGAGGCTTTTCTTAATTTTAAAACACATATACGTGCGCGACAATGGCGTCAGCCTCCAATCCTGCCGCAGGTGGTGGAGGACACGGAGTTTCGGCAGCACTGCCTAAGGTTGTCCCGCGGAATACTACTCCAAAGGAAAAAGAAGAAAAAAAGTGCTACTTCTGCCAGAAGGTATTCAAGGACAATTTTTTCCTTTCGTCATGTACCAGAAATCACGGAATTTGGACATGCCAGGCGCACAAGGATGCCGCCAGGAATGCTATCAATCAATACTATGATGACCGGCGTGTTGTCGAGCAGACTGATATTACTCGCCTTTTTCGCTGTTTGAAAGACCTAACTGATGTTCCAATTACTCGCAGCAATGGCACTACAACCATCGCAACACTGAAGAAGTCCGTGGAACTTGAAAAGGCATATGTGAGGAAGTCAAACACTATGGGTGGGTGGTGTGTATTGGTATCCTTTTTTGAAAAGGGAGCAGAGCAAACCAGACATGTTCTCATTAAGAATTTGCCACTTTCGCCCGAGCAGATTGCTCCTATAATAGCAAAGCTTGAGAGTGGCCGCTTCTATGGGACCGTCTCCAGCAAGGTCTAAAAATAAACTAGTTTTTCAATACAAAATTATAATTTTGTATTGAAAGAAATAATCTAAACACTTTCAATCTGCCTGGTTCTACCGGCTGCGGTGGTCGCGGCTGCGGTGGTCGCGGCTGCGGTGGTCGCGGCTGCGGTGCTTGTCGCGGCTGCGGCTACGGCTACGGCGGCGGTCGCGGTCGTCGCGGTCGTCGCGGTCGTCGCGGTCGTCGCGGTCGTCATGGATGCGGTGCTTGCCGTCGCTAAAAACAGGAATCTTGTCCGCGGCGGTAGACATGACACAGAGGCCGTGGATGGCGACATCGGCAAGGCGCTCGAGAAAAGACCGCTTCGGGATCATGATCTTTCCTGCGTGGTCGTCGAGGTAGTGCAGCGAGATGCGGTTGTCCTTGAAGAAGGACGCGACTTCCTTAAAGTTTTTTGACATCGAGTGGCGCCACCCCCAGATCTCGACGCCGATACCGTGGTAGGCAGCGTTAAAGGCAAGCTGCGGAAAAGACGTGATGTTGTCAGTGGCACCGTCGCCCGTCGCTATCACAAGCGTGTTGCCAGTCGGGTCAACAATGTGGTCGAAAATGACCTTCATGCCGACAGCATGCAGCATTACGTCGACGAGCACCTCCTTGTCGGAAGGGTTGCGCGAGATGACCTGCACGTTGTACCCTTCGCGGAGCCACTCGCTTGAGATGATCGGCGGCTCTCCGCTCGCGGACGTGCCGCCGCCTACGTAGCGCAGCGGTGAGCCGCCGATCGAAGTTTGGAGCCGCGGCGCAAGCAGCGCCGATAGCCCGCTCACCGACAGGTCAAACGAGCTCATGATCTCGGGCGGGTTGTGGATATTCCACAGGTCAACAATCACGTGGCGCTTGGACGTCGCGTCAAAGCGCCACTGCGCGACTTTATTCTGCGGCGCACACAGCTTGAGCGACTTGATGTAGATGCTTGTGCCCTCGTCGTACGTTCGCTGCGACGGTGGCGGTGGCGGCAGCGGCGGCAGCGGCGACGGCTTGATGTGGATCAGGCGGCACTCGCGAGAGTGGCAGCGAGTGCCGTACTTGCACACGCCGTACTCGCCAATGCTGGGCGGCGTGTCTAAGATGCTCAGCACTGCTACCTCCAGCTTGGTGAGCGTGGCGCGGTCATTCGCGAAGAAAACTATCGTCGACGAGTTGTCGGTGAGCTTGGACGCGCCGCAGTAGCCAATGGTGGAAGCGATTTCCCTGATGCGGGCAAAGTTGAAGCCAATGACGCGAGAAAAAGAGCAGTCGAGCTTGAAGAAAGAGATGATGTTCTTCTGGTCTAACTTCTTATTGATCATCGGCACTAAGCTACCCTCCTGATTCTTCGGCACGCGCATGGCCTCAATGACGGGTGAAAGCGACACCGAGGCCATGCTTGTAGAAGCAGAGGAATACGAGTCTTGCAAGCTCAGATGTGGTAACTAGAATAAATGAGAATTACTATAAGAATTAAATTCAATTTTTTTATATAAATCAAATCTTTAGTTTACGAACAACTTCTAAGATATCATACATTATCTTACAATCAACTTCATTATATTTGATTAAATCATTAAATTCAGTTTCTTTATTCTTAACGTATTTATCATAAGCAATTGTGTTTATTTTATTATCCATCAAAATATTACTGTCCCAGTAGGTTGTTATTAATTTATTTTTATACATACCTTTTCCTACACTCTTTAATGAAAATCCATATGCTCCCTTTACTGTAATAACGTTTTCCCTAAAATACTTATACAAATCAAACCACCTAATGTTATTTAACGGTAGATCAAGTTTATAGATCATCTTATTTAAGAAATTTGGTTCAACACTTGACCAATGATAATATAATGGCTCATATGGTTTATCTTTTGAAATATACTTATTATTTGTTTCCTCAATATATGTTCTTAATTCATCATACATCTTTCTTTGAGATTCGTCATCAAGTTTATCCAATGTCATACATTTATATGTCCACTTTTTATCATATACATATCCTAAACCAATCATATATACATACTCACGACTTGATCCATCAGTTTGATGAATCATTGTTTCAAAATCAATATAATATTCTAAATTATTCGAGGATAAAATTTTAAATGGTGTTGGATCTAAAGTCTTAAAAAATACAACTTTATCACTCTTATCTCTATTTGTATTCAAAATAGCATCAACCAATTTTCCATTTATACCATTCATTTGAAGAAGTGAACTATTTAATCTCGGATCATCAAATCTTGTAACCCCGTGAAGTTTAGCAATCTTTCTGTGTTCAGGTGTTAGATATGAGATTAATGTAATATCCTTAATTTCTTCAGCACATTCTGTCTTAATATGTCTATATCCATCATCGTTTGTATTACACATATTAGGAAGAATATTATCATTTGACGGGGGCTTATGAGTCCAATCCGTTGACTTTTTAAGATCTTGAATCCATATGATAGAATTATTTGCGTCTCTGATAATAGACTTATCAAATTCTTTAAAATCAATCATTCCAAATCTATCTAAATAATCATTTGATCTTTCAACAACTCGTTGTTTATTAACTTGTCTTTCCATCTTCCAACCACGCCCTAAAATAAATGATCTTGTTGTATCAACTGACTGCATATGTTTTAGTGCCTCATTATAAATACTTAACTGATACTTAAATGGAGCAACTGATCCACCATTACGAATTGTCTTATTATCTACATTAAATTGTATACATGCTGATTTAATATCAACCGCATAATAATACTTGTTGTGTGGAAATATCGTCTCTTTAATATCATCCAGGTCATATTTAGCATTTGTTATCTCATTAATAAAATCACTACGAACCAATAAATCTACACTACCTAATGTCTTTGTTGTTGGATTTTGGAGCACTCCCTGGTAGATCAATGGAATTCCATCGTACATCGCTCGGAATGTTTTGATACACATATCTTTATCACGAGCTTCATATGCTTTACAAATTTCAATAAACTTTGTTGGATATTTAGTCTTAATATGGTCAATTACTTTATTTTCAAACTCAATACCATCTTTAAATTTTTGTTCAGTCGATTCACTAAATGATCTTCGACTTTTTTTATATTGTTTAATTGGGTCATCTGAATATTTTGTAATTCCATATTCATCATAATAATCTAAACAACGATCTCTTAAGGCACTATTTCTTGTTTTAGAAGCAGAAACCCATTCATCTGTAATAGTATAATCAAATTTTGTTTTTACAAGGGAATCAAATTCAGAAGAATCATCATCTCTTATTCTTTTACTTCCTGATTGTTTTGTCGCAGCTTTTTGGGTTTCAATTGGCTTATCAAATCGCATAATAGTTTGTATTGATATATTTTTATATTCTGTATTAAATATATATACATTACATTCTTGATAATTTATAAGTGTAAGAATGGTCTTAATATTTGATATATAATCCTCTGGCACTTGAGTATTATTTGGAAGAATGAAATAATCAATCAATTTATTATCATGAATATTATATATCTCATAATTTTTATTCTTAATTGTAATGTATTTATTTAATTTATCAATACCACTTATCTTAAAATTATTAATATTTTTATATTCTAATTTAATCTTAGAATGTTCTGATAATGAATTACATCTTTTAATAACATTTGAAAATCTACGATTATATACACCTAACATAACGTCTATAGAATACTTATATAATTATAAAATTATAATTATATAATATACAATAATCAATTTTTATCTACATAAATATATACATATTTTATGAAATATACCAATAAATCAATCGCTGTGCCGATTGAATTTGATAAACAAGATGAAGGGCATTCGGCTCATAATCCATTAACTTGGAAAGTTATTACAACTTATTATGTTGGAAGAGGAATATATCCTTATAAAATGTATAATGGTAAACAAGTTCTTACATGTGCTTTTGAAGGAAAACAAACAAATAATGATGAATTAGTTAAATCACATTTTAAAGCAAAAAGAGAAAGAGAATATGGGGTGTATATAAGGAACCTTCGTTAACCCGTTATAGTATATTTATTATCTCCGTAAAATAATCTTCTAACTTATTTAAAACTATTTTAAGATCCATTTTATCTAATATAAAATTATTATTATAAAATGAGAATCCATTAATTGAATGTCTATCAAACCACTCATTTGTTTTTTCATTAGATTTAAATTTAAATAACATTAATAATAAAATATCATTTTTTAAATTTATTTCTTTTTGATCTATTAATAGATCATTAATAAATTCCATAAATATATTTTTATTTTCAAAAATATTTATAATATTATATTTATTATGATTATAAATTATATTAGAATTAACTAATAAATTTATAATAGAATCTACAGTTGTTTCAATATCATATTCATTTTTATAAAATTCAATAATATTTTTTATTTGATAATTAATATTATTAATATTTTCATTTATTATAAATAAATTAATATCAATATATTCTTGAATCGTTGACGTTTCATTAAATGAATATAATATTTGAGATGTAAGAATATCAATATTTTGTTTATTTTTTAATATCTTTATTATCTCACGATTATTATTTTGATTATTTTCATTTTTTAAATCTATTAATCGTTGATCTAATATTAATACATTATTATTTTCTTTTATATCCATTGTTAAATTTATCAATAATTTAATTAAATTATCAATTAATTCTGAAGGACTATTAAGAGTCGCACGAATAGATATAATAAAATCTTTAATAATCATATCAATTGAATTATCCAGATATACATTTAACATTTCATTTAGGGTTTCATATTCTTCATATAAATTCTCTAAATAACTAACAACCTCAATTTCATTTGACAATATATTTTTTTTTATAATTGATTCAATATTATAATAATTCTCTAAGGAATTTAATATATGTTCTATTATTTCTGATTCAATTAATTCATTTTCAATTTGATCTTCTGAATAATTAAATATTTTTAATAATTCTCTAATGATATTTGGATCTGTTTCTAATATATCTACTAAATTTTTTCGATATGTATTTAAATCATATGTTAATAATATAATATTCTTTTCCTTTAATATGAGATCTATTTTTGTTTTAATTATTAATATTACTTGAATCATATTTAATAATGTAGAATAATCAGATTCTAAATCGGGATCATCTTCTTCAGATTCATGAACTATCTGATAAATAGGTTTAATTATTAATTTAATTTCTCTAATTCTTTTTTTTATCTCTACAATACTTTTTATACTAAGAGGTTTTATTATTTCATACAATAAAGAATATTTCTTCTTATTTCCTGTTATTTGGAAATAAATATTATCTATTATATTTAAATTATAATAGATATCGTTGTTGTTATCAAGTAATTTAATATTTGTTGTAATTAATTCTATCTCTTTATCAACATTAAAAAGAGACTCATCATACTTTAAAACTGAATTAAAAGTTGTTGATAGATTAAAATCATTTGATTGATAAAGTTCAATATTATCTAATATTATAATTTGATTAGTATTATATAAATTACATATATTTGAATCATTTAATACGCTTAATAATATATTAGCGATTTGTTTATTTTCTAAACTATCCTTAAAATTAATATCAGTTTGGGTTATCTGATTTATTTCGACAGATGATAAAAAATATTGAACTATATTATTATATTGTGTAATTGATTTATCATTTATTAAATCATACAATAAATATTTTTTTAATGGCAAATAATATAAATTAAAATATGATATATTATTTGAAGCCAGAATATCTTGAATATTCATTAATATTCGGAATATAATAAAAAATTGAAAATAACACATATTTTATTTAAGAACATTAGATTATAATATAACATTAGTTATAATGGATTATTATTCATTACAAAATAGTGTTACTGGGAACATTAGTTCATACTTTGCAAATGTGACAATAACTGGAAATGAACAACTTGATAAAATGGTTGGCATCCAAATAGCTATGCAATTTACAAGCATAATTTCAATGTTCTTTGGATATATTGCGATTATTATTCCATGTATATTTAAACTACCATTATATCTGCCCTGGTTATATAAGACAATAATGAATAAAAATTATATCATCGTTGAAATAGAGAGTAGTGTAAAAATGTATCATCTACTATTAATATATTTACAAAATACTGAAAAAGCAAAAACTGACAAAATGAATAATTCAGTATATTTATTAAATGTATTAAATTCATTTGATTGGATTAATAGTCTTTCATATCTCAAGAAAGAAAAGGTAACTACATTCAGTAAGGATAAAACCTTTGCTGTGAATCCTTGTTATGTAATCAAAAGAGTTATATTTGAAGACATAACTATTCACATTCAATATGATATTAACTCTATATCAACAGCTTATGATACAAATAAACCAACATATATTTATTTTAATTATTGGTATTGTGATAAAGAATATATTGATAGATTTTTTAAATACATTAAAACAGAAATAGGATCATCTGAATCCAGTGATAAAACTAAATTAGTTCTTAAATATGCAAAAGTTTATAAAGATGATGATCATTATGTTGATTTTATTAAGAAAAGAATTCCTAAAAGATCACTTGATTCAGTATATCTTCAAAAACAAACTAAACAAAAATTATTAGAAGATATTGATAAATTTAAAGGTATGGAAGAGTTTTACAGAGAACATAGTATTTCTTACAAAAGAGGTTATCTTCTGGTTGGTCCTCCCGGAACTGGAAAAACTTCTATCATCAAAGCAATCGCTTCTCATTATGATTATGATATTATTGTTGTAAATTTAAATCAATTCAATGACGATAATATTAATAGAGTCTTTAATGATATGAATGATGATAAAACAAAAATTTATCTGTTTGATGATTTTGATAGTTGTTCATTATTTGAAGATAAATCTCCTGGTATTACAATTAATACAGGAGTAAAACATCAATCATCTGATAAATTAACTTATTCAGGATTTATTAATGCTCTATCTGGAATTAATGATTGTGTAAATGGATGTTTTATTTTTATGACAACCAATAATTTAGATAAAATACCTAAAAATATGTTGAGGCCTGGTAGAGTTGATATGGTAATTGAAATTAGTTATGCTGATAGAGATCAGATTAATTCAATTACTCATGATTTCTATAAAGGAAATGATGAAATTAAAATTGGAATTCTAATAGATAAACTAGTAGCAAATAAAAAAGATTTAACGATTGCCGTTATTCAAGACTACTTTATTAGATTTAGAGAAATTGATGAAGCAATTGAAAATATTGAAGAATTATATTAATTTATTAATTAAAGTTAACTTTAATTAATAAATGGTTTGATTTGATTTAAACATTCCACTTGACATGATCATTGTCAGTTGTGGTAGAAAACCGATGTCTTAGCAAAGGTTCTGAAGCAGGTTTAGGTGAATCAACTTTGAAAAATCCAGAAGAACTTTTCTGAAGCGCACGATTGGGACTTGATGCTGACGGTGTTCCAGGTAGAACAAATTTTTTCTCTTCCAAATTTTGTTGTCTTTTCTTTATCATTTGATGACATGTTGTATAAATCTTAACTGAAAAATACATCAACAGGAAGAATACTGAAACGTATAATACGTTGGTAATCTTTAAGTAAGCTGATGTAATTTTTAAAGGAGAATTTACTACACTCTCTTTGGAAACATCTTTTTGAGTTGTGCTCTTTGTAAGATCTGTCGGAGCTGTAGCATTCTTAACAATTGTGTTCTTTGAGGATACATTAAGCATCTTACTCTCATTTGTTAAAGAACGAGATCCATTCTTAAGAATTTCCTTCTTAGTGTAGGTTGGGGGAGATGGAGGTCTCGGATGCTTTGATGGAACTGAAGATGCCGATAGAGATTTAGGCACAACGGGTGCAACTGGCACTGGAGTCACAACTGGCACTGGAGTCACAACGGGAGCAACTGGCACTGGAGTCACAAATGGCGCAGGAGGCGCAGGAGGCTTTGGGTATTTTGAAGGTTCCGCAGATGCTGATGGCGACAGCGAAGCCATAGCAAAGGAACATAAGCATAAAGCACAGAACAGTCGGAAGAAGACAGAGCAAGATATGCCTTGCTGTCGAACAGGAATCATTTTTGCTGTTAGCAGGTTTAGACTTAGAAACTAACTTTTTTATTTATTATAATTTCAATTTTTTTATGATGCTGCTCCTTGGAGCAGCATCATAAAAAAATTTGTAGGAAGATTTAAGCTATGCTTAAATCAACGGCTCAATTTTTTTTTATACATACATATATATACATGGGAATAACTACAAGTATTTTAAGTAAAAAAAAAGGATTAAAAAAAGCATTATTAATTGGTATCAACTATATAGATGATAATAATAATAAATTAAATGGTTGTATTAATGATATAATTAACATTGAAAATAAACTTCGCATTACAAATCCAGAATGTATTCAATATCGTAAACTTTCTGATAATCAAACAAATCCATTATTAAAGCCAACAAGAAAGAATATAATTGATGGAATTAATTGGTTAGTATCTGGATTAAAATCAGGCGAATCTGTATTCTTTCATTATAGTGGGCATGGCGGTCTAACACTTGATATTTCAAAAGATGAAAAAACTGGATTTGATAGTTGTATTTATCCTATATGTGATGGACAAATAGAAATGATAACTGATGATGAATTAAAAACAATGCTTGTTAATAAGATTCCATCTGGTAGTAAATGTTTTGCCGTATTAGATTGTTGTCATAGTGGTTCAGCACTTGATTTAAGATATCTATTTAGTGCTCCAGAATATGGTAAAATTATAGTATCACAAGATGACAAATATCAAAAAACATTAGGATCTGTTATATTTTTAAGTGGTTGCATGGACGATCAAACATCTGCTGATACTGTAGACGCTAAAAATATGCCAAGTGGAGCACTAACAAATGCTCTTCTTGAAGTTTGGTCTGTATATGGAGTTAATATTAAATTTAAATATTTATTGTGGGATATAAGAACATCATTAAAAAAATCTGGTTATGATCAAATTCCACAATTATCATGTAGCAATAGTATTAGTTTAAGTGATGAATTTAAATTATAGTTGATATTAATTTAATTATTGCCATAAATGTTTGAAATATAATCGCAAAAATTACATAACATCCTAATAAAAAAAGAAAAAATAACATTCCACAAATAGTATATAAAAAACATTTCTCTGATAAAGTTAACTTATAATTGCCCATAGAATCTCTTTCATCATTTATATTGTTTGAAGAATACATACTTAATATAGAATTTAATTCTTAAATAATATATTATAAAATATAAATAATGACTGATAATAAAATCTTTGTAATATTTCCGACTCAATTATTTAAAGATTTAGAACCTTTAAAAGATGCTAATGAAATATTTCTTGTTGAAGAACCAATTTATTTTACCCAGTATAAATTTCATAAATTAAAGTTAGCATTTCATCGTGCTTCTATGAAATCTTATTTTGATTTATTAAAAGATAAAAAGTTCAAAGTATCTTATTATGAATTTAATGATGATTATTTAAAAGATCTTAAAAAAAGTGATGTATTATTTTATGATCCAGTTGATCACGACTTAATGAAAAAAATGAATGGAGGTGCCAAAAAACATGGATATAAAATTGACCTTCTTGAAACACCAGCTTTTATTACTTCATACGAAGATCTTGAAGTTTATAATAAAAAACAGACGGGAAAAAAGTTCACACACGATTCATCTTTTTATCGTTGGCAAAGAAATAGATTAGATATTTTAACTCCAATTGGAAGTAAATACAAATTATCATATGATGATGAAAACAGAGTAGCTTTTCCTGAT